AGGTATTGGTGCAGGCAGCCGACTTGCGTGATGCGGTAAAGAAGCTGGATGAGGGCATGAAAGGAACAATGGCCGATTACCAGATTGCATCGGTAGCGGAAGCCGCTATCATGGATGTATATCCGTATGAGCCAAACGAGACTGAGGATGATAGTAATACAGAAGTATCCCGATTTATCAATAGATTCCCAGAGGGACAGTGTACAGAGGTCACAATTGGCGGCAAATCGGTTATTATAGACAAGACCGGAAATAAACCTAAAGTCATTCCGAACGGCAGTATAGAAAGTGAGGCTAAAAATGAATGATTATATCCCGGATTGGTATATCCCTAACAAATAACCATAATTATTAACTAAACGCCCTCTGCTCACGCAGAAGTCCCGTGAAAGGTTCGGGTTAAGTGATTTAATTTCAGCTAACAGTTAACTATCCCGGTGTGGCTTGACCGCCTATCCGGGAACTATTTGTTAACCTGTCTGTCCGGTCTGTGAAGATTGGGCGGGCAAAAATGGTGGTATGGCGGAACAACGAGAGACGCTATTAAGCAGTAGATTGATGCTCTAAGCTGAGGATTATAGGAAATGATAATCGGGGAAGGTTGGCGAAAAGGAGACCAGCATGTCAGGTAAACGAAGCATTCGAGGGTTATTAATCACTCGGTGACGGATACCAAAACCTACAACAGCGAGCCTTATTCATAGTAGGCGATAAAAGATGCAAGTGAGCAGCATAACAATCATGCAGGTGCAAGTCCTGCTACCACCTCATAAATGTGAGCCACACATAAATGGCAAGGGTTAGTAAATAATGGTTGTGCCCCGGAGAATACGCTTCGGGGCTTTAATAAAAAACAGCATGGAAACAAAAGAAATTACCAAGACTATTTACATTGCAAATGACGGGAAAGAGTTCTTAACGAAAGAAGATTGCGAAAAGCATGAAAGGTTTGTTGAAGAAATACTTTCACGTATTAAGTATTTCTGTATCAGATGTAATCCTGACTTAACAGAAACAGGAAATTTCTCTCATAAAATATATGTGGCTGTGTTTTCTAAACATTACCTATATAAAGATATTGCATTTCAATGGGCTTTAAAGAAGTTTGGTACTTACTTAGGGGAAAGCGTAATGGGATATGGCTTCCAACCCCATTTTAATGTAAGTGAAGTTTCTAAAGAAGAATATGAAGAATGCCCTGCTACTGTTTGGGGAGGCACTCCATTGAAGAGTGAGAAAATATTCCTTAGTCCTAAATCAGTAGAGGGATTTCCTGAAAACATTGACTACATGAAAGAATGGGGATTTAAATAAAAACTTGAATGAAACTTACGGTAACCAAATCCGAAGGTGCAATCATTCAGAAGCTTATTGCAGACCGAAAGTCAGACATTCATAATATTGGAGGTGACAGCAAACAGGCAGAGCGTCTAAGTAAGCTGAACAAGAAGATTGCAAGGCAGATAAAGAAACAATATAAGACATGAGTCCTTACGTAATAACTTCTGCGGTTCTTATTACCTATGACGGAAAGAAGATACCGTTGGAAAACATAGAGAGTGAAATAATGACCCGACCTATCCAGTTGACTAAGGAGAGGATACTCGATGCTTTCTCCATGATGAAAGATAAGCCGGTGGATGTGGAACTTAAAATCAAACATATATGAGCAATTATGTTACAGTTACAGCAGAGGTGGAATTTGACATGGAAGATTATATAGATGATATTCTTGAAAAATTGTCAGACGAAGAGTTAATTAAAGAGCTTGAGGACAGAGAGTTTGTTGCTTACGAAACAGCGCCCTTACTTCAAATTGAATTTAACAATCCAGCCGATTTAAAAAGGCACTTATGCGACATAGCTAATGCCGGCTATTGTATATCCAATGAAGAACTTATCAATGAAATAAAATTAAAACTACCATAACATGATATATAATAAACAGATAATAAGGGGCAAAATACCGAGTAAATCTAATTGTTATAAAGTTATAACAATCCGCGGTCATGGCAGTCTTGCCAAACAGCCGGCATTGAATGAATATGAAAAGTCGTTCTATCTACAATGTAACCAGTACAGAGGCAAGATGATAGCAGGGCTGTTTGAACTTTATTTGAATGTATTCTATGAAAACCAACGCCCAGACCTCGACAATTGTTTCAAGACAGTACTTGATTGTCTACAAGGATGCAAAGCTATCAAGGACGACCGTAATTGCGTGAAGATAGTAGCAGAGAAGTTTATAGACAAAGTAAATCCAAGAATAGAATTTATAATCAAGGAAGTTGAATTATAAAAAATAGACAATTTGAAAGATGCATGAAAATAAAGATGAATAAACATGGCACGAAACAGAATGATTAAGCCAAAGTTCTGGGATGATACCAAAATAGGACGTCTTACAAGGGATGCAAGGCTTCTCTATATAGGTCTTTGGAATTTCTCTGATGATTCAGGGACTGTAATAGGTGATTCTATCTGGTTAAAGTCTAAAATATTTCCGTATGACCAAATCCAAATACAACAGTTTGAAAAATGGATGAACGAGCTTGTGATAAACGGATTTATATGTCTGCTTTCCTATAAAGGGGAAAGATTCATATATCTGCCAAATTTCACTCGGCATCAAGTAATCAACAAACCTAATTACGAGGATTTGAATATACCTAAATGCTTGATAGACAAAATAAAAGATAATATTCACTTATTAATCACGGAACAATCACGTAATACTACCGTATCATTCACTGAACAATACGTGACTAAAATAGAAGTAGAAAGAGAAGAAGAATATCCCCCCTATAATTCCCCCCAAGGGGAAGTCTCGCCATCAGGGAACAATGAGAGTGATAAGATAAATTACAATGGTCTTATGGATACGTTCAACAAGATGTTTGAAGGACGGTTACCCAAAGTTACGGCAATGACAGAAAAACGTAAGAAAGCCGTAAAAGTAAGAGTCGCAGAATATGGGAAAGAGGCTATTATGGCTGTTTTCAACAATGTTTCTCAATCAGCATTTCTTTTGGGGCGTAATAACCAAAACTGGCATTGTGATTTCGACTGGATATTCAGACCGACAAATTTCATTAAGATTTTAGAAGGCAATTACAATGGAGAAAGACTTAGTAAAAATCAACAGGATAGCGAGCAGCGAAAACGTGATTCGGTTCTTGCAGTCGCTACAACAGTCAGAGAAGCTGCCGCAAAAAAAAGAAAGGAACTTGAAGCAGAGGGCGTTATTGAATAAATATCCTGACCCTGCACAATTCATACTTGATTACAATCCAGATTTGCAGTTCAAAATTGTCAGGTGTAAGGCGACTCACTCCGATTTAGCCATGAATTTTTCCATACCTACATTAGGGCTATTGGCTTCGACTTATGGAGATGAGACCCCTTTGGAATGGTTGAAAATTCAATTCGGTACACTCAATGACTTCGCAGAGGTATCTACCAAGATTGCTAAGGAGCAGCTTAATGAGTTAGCAGAGATATTTATTTCTGAGTATTATTACATCAATGCAGCTGAGATATGCTTTTTCATTGCACGGTTTAAGTCTGGGAAATACGGACGATTCTATGGAGCTATAGACCCGATGAAGATTACAAGCGCTATGCTTGACTATATCAAGGAACGCCGCATTGACATTGAGCGTTACGAACGTGAACAATACCGACTACAGCGCCAAAAGGAGATAGAAGAGCGCGGTAGCAACGGAATTTCCTATATCGAGTATCTTGAACGTGAACGTAAGCTTGTGGAAAGTGGAGATGCAGAAGCCATGAAACGAGCGGCAAATCGTGTATGTAGTATCAGTTTACGTAAGTAGTGGCGAAAGCATAAATTTGACAATAAAGTATGAGACTTACAATATGTTGGACGACAAGAGGCAGGCAAAGACGCTTTTACTATGATATATGCAAAAAGTTTGGCATATCGGATTACATGAGTGTTAATCATGAGACGCCATGTGATATAAGGGATGAAGATATGGAGCTGTTGAGGGAATGCGAAAAACGAGGGTTTATCCAAATAAGAAACAAACGGTAAATAATCATGGACATAGAGATTGAAAAGAAAATCGAACAATTGGAGTGGCAGCGTGACAATGCAATGCGCATACGCTGCCCGTTGGTGGCAAGGAAGTATCAGCGCATGATTGATGAACTTGCAAAAGAGAGTAGAAACAAGAATATAAACAAGGCAGAACACGCAAGGCAATGACTACCGATGCAGCAACCAAGATAATCAGCAAGTATGAGAACCTTGTAGTACTCTGCACTTATAACATATTGCTCACGAACGACATCTGTTGCGGGCAGGTTATCGAGAGCCTGCATGCGATGAAGAGAACGCCTTATTACAGACAGGCATTCAAACGGTATTTGAATGATGCCGACAAGGCAAGACAGGAATACGAGCGTACTGTAAACAACGTTATCGGTTCAGACCGGAGCGAGTTTTTTGCCGACTGCAACGACAAGTATACGGAAGAAGTGAACAAGCACGTGGATATGCTGTATTGGCAGTTCAAGCAGGTTCTCGACGATAACGGCATATCCCATTCCGCAGAGATTGCAAAGTTCGAACTTGCAAGGACATTATGTGATTACGCCTGCATCCAGTTTGACGAAAGGATTAAAGAACTTCAGAAGAAAGATGCACGGTTCAACGGGTTTACGTTGGAATACCTGAAACTTTCCAATGTGGCAAGGATGATGAACCTTGCTTCCGATAGTTTGAAAATCGGGAAAACGGTCAATATGAACACAGAGCGGTGCACGGCGGCGTTTGATGTGCTGGTAAGAAAGCTGTCGGATGCGGATAATATTGCCAACGCGATAAAAGTTTAGTGAAATGAAACTGATTTATAACCTTATAACCCTCCTCATGGACTGGCTTTCGGTAGAGGTTGGAGCGGATGAAGAGTGGTTCTGAATTATGGAAATGAAGAAAGGAGAATTGACACACGGCTCTCTGTTTAGCGGCATCGGTGGCCCGGAAATAGCCGCCGAGATAATGGGCTGGAAAAACGTGTTCCATTGTGAAATAAACCCGTTCGGGAGAAAAATACTTGATTATTGGTTTCCAAACAGCAAAAGTTATGAAGACATCACGAAAACAGATTTTACAGAGTGGCGGGGAAAAATCAATGTCCTCACCGGAGGTTTCCCCTGCCAGCCTTTTTCTTGCGCCGGACAGCGAAAGGGAGCGGAAGATGACCGCTACCTCTGGCCGGAAATGCTACGAGCGATACGGGAGATTCAGCCCGATTGGGTTGTTGGTGAAAACGTTGCTGGAATCCTCTCGATGGTACAACCCGGCAGTGAAACTGCGTTGGGACGTGAAGAATCTCTGTTCGGAGAGGTTGACCGAGAAAGAATATTGCATCAGCAGGAATACGTCGTCGAAACAGTGTGTAACGACCTTGAACGTGAAGGATATTCCGTCCAACCGGTTGTTATTCCGGCTTGTGCCGTCGGAGCGCCGCACAGAAGGGACCGTGTCTTCTTTATTGCGAGAAGAATACAAGACAATAACAACAACATCGGGAGTGGATATACTTGTAGATTCGGAAGATTTTCCGTTTCTGAATCAATGGAAATGGAAGATAAACAATTCAGGGTATGTTTACAGAACAATCGGAGCGAAAGAAGATGGAAAGAAATGGAAGACTATCTTGATGCACAGATTGATTTGCTGTCCGAAGGAAAACGAGGAAGTGGACCATATCAACAGATGCAAAACGGACAACAGAAAGCAAAATCTTCGGATATTAGCTCATTGGGAAAATCTTCACAATCGGAAGAAAGGTTCAGGAGTAAGGAAACCGAAGGGACGGAACAAATGGCATGCGATAATCTATGTGAACAGGAAAAGGATTCACCTCGGATTTTTCGATACAAAAGAGGAGGCGATGAATGCAAGGTTGAATGCGGAGAGAAAATTGTTGTCCACCGTGCAGACGCAGGGGTTGAAGGTATGCAACGGGAATGGGAAAACAACATTCTATCCGGTAGAGCTGCTCCCAACTCCGATGTCTACCGACATACACCATGCAAAACGGGTGAAGGATTTGAAAAATGCAGGTGCAAAAACGATGGCGAGTCGAAGAAACGGAAGCAATCGTCCGAACAGCCTAATGGATTTCCACGGAATGTTACCTACACCAACGACAAGTTGTCACAATCCCGGAACGGCAAAGGACCGGAAAGACGGCAGTCCCCGGACATCAGAACTGAACCATTTGTGTGCCCGCCTGATTGGGAAAACTTCCCTACTCAATCCCCTGTTTGTAGCCGAGATGATGGGATTTCCACCAGATTGGACGGTATTGCCTTTTCAAAGTGGCGGCAGGAATCGATAAAGGCATACGGCAATGCGATTTTACCACAAGTAATGTATGAGATATTCCTAGCAATAGAATCTATAGAAAAAGGCAAATAGTATGAACATCCATCAGACAGTTCCCCGTTCGGATTGTACCTCTTTCGCGAAATGTGGCAAGCATTCCCTTGCCTATTGCCGGAAGTACGGCGCTATCGAATGCGGCCCGTGCGAGATAGTGAAGCGGAAACCGAGGAACCGGGTGATAGTGGATGGCGTGGAGCGTAAGGCATGCAGCCGTTGCGGAAGGCTGCTTCTGCTATCCTGCTTCTATGACAGGACAATCTACCGCAACGGAAAGGTGTATCACATCAAGACATCATGGTGCAAAATGCGTGTTTCGGAAGACAATCGGAAACGGAATGAAAGGAAGAAATGAAAACAGTTAAACTTTCCAATTTAAAAGTCGGCGACCTTTTCATCCATAAAGGAGCAGTATACGAAATTATTGCAAAGGATAAATGGACTTCTTGTTGTAGATATTTAAATGACAAGTATCGCTTTGGTAGTTGGTGTCAATACTTGTATTGTGATTTTAGTAATTACACAAAAGTGGAAATTTAATATTAACATATTGATTATGAAACAGACAGTAGAAGAAGCTGCAAAGGAAGCAAGAATGGCAAGTGCCGAAACATTGACCACCTATGGTACACATACGTCACTTGATGATTTTACATATTTATCCCATGATGAAATTGCAGAAGCTGCATTTATAAAAGGTGCAGACTGGCAGGCAAAGCAATCTCCGTGGATAAGCGTTGAGGACAAGGCTGGTTGCGACACATCTGGCGACTGTATTGTAATGGTTATGAATGGTGATATATTCAAAGCGTATTTTTCATCTGAAAACAAATGGATGAAAAGTAATGGCGGCTATTATGATGAAGTGATAGATGATGTTGTTGCATGGTTTCCCATCCCCTCTTTCGAGGGGATACTCGAAGCCAACAAGGATGTACTGGAACGGATTAAGGAGAAAGGAGATTGAGATATGGGAAAATACAGAATATACAGATACGGACTTTTTGACCACATTTTTGACGTTCAAGTGAAAAAATGGTATGGCTGGGTACTTGTTAAGAGGTTTAAGGCAGATATAAGTTCTGATGACACAATGATAGATAATATTTATTATTGTGAAATGTTATCCAAGGAACTTTTGGAAAAATTGGAGGAGGAATTATGAAAACAAAACAAGTATTATCAGTCGAACAGATGAAACATTTGCAGGAGCTTGGGTTGGATACAAGCGATGGAAGCATGTGTTGGTGCTACGCTCTTTCTTACAAAAATGCAAAATGGGAACTTGAAATATATGAAGATGTAATTAATCAAAAACGAGATAGTGCATTTTGGGAAATAATTCCCACTTACACCTTGCAAGACATTCTCGATAAGATGCCGCGATACATAAATGTCTTCTGTATAACGTATAAGCTGTGCGTTGAGCCTCTTTTTGCTGGTCCTTGGGCTATAAGTTACCAAAGAGGCATATCTGAACCATTCATTTTTAAAGTTGCCGGAAATCTATTAGATGCAGCCTACGAGATGCTGTGCTGGTGTATTGAAAACGGATATGTTGAAAAGGAGGGTAAATAATGAAAGCGAGAATAAAAGAGACTGGAGAAATTATCAATATTTCTGATTACGCACGTGCCACACTTGATAAGTGTGATAGTTACGGGAGCCCTATTGAATTAAGTTTTGATGAGGTTGAAATACTTCAAGAAAGGTCTGATAATATTGATTGGGAACAGAGGCGTTACGAACTGGCGAAAGCTGCCATGCAAGGAATACTAAGCAATGAAGAAGAAGTTGGTTATGCCTGTTCCGGAGCAACATATAAAGAAAACGAGAAACATACAGTACCTAAAGCTGTTGCTCAATTTGCTATTGCTTGCGCCGATGTGCTAATTAATGAATTGAAAGGAAAATAATCATGGATATAGAAGAAGCAAAAAACAAGAAAGCGAAAGCCGAAATGGAGATAGCTCATATTTTGGAAAAACTTGAAGCCGAGACAGGCATGAATGTTAATGTTATATATCCGGTACGGCAATATGCAGAGTCGAAACTAACAGTCGAACCCGCAGAGCACATAAAAGTGAGTATAACTTTAACGCTATAAGTTATGGAACGATATAGGATTATACAAGGTCAGGGATATAACGGTTGTATCCCTATAACAGTATATTGGGTTCAGGTACGAGAAGATGGCTTATTTTCTGATAAATGGAGAAACATAAAAGGCTTTGATACATATAAAAGAGCGAAAGAATTACTTGAAATTTTGAAAGGGAAATAACCATGGAAATAAAGAACGTAGGACAACTTAGAAAAATAATTGAGAATCTTTCCGATGATTACGAAATAGAGATGCGTGTCAGACGCAAATTAACGGATGAAGAATTGAAAAATTGCAGATACCCTTATCCTTACGATACAGAGTATTTAATTCTTGAATTTGATGATATAGGTGTGTCTGACAAAGTATTATGTTTGGGTGTAACTTCTAATAGATGAACGGTATGAAAGTAAATAACGGAATAATAATAGACGGAGTGCTGCATGAAGCGGTACAAGATAATATTCATTGCGCCTCATGCTCTCTGTACGAGAAATGCGCAGAGGTGAACTACACAGCATGTATAACCGATTTGTTTAGCTGTGGCGGTTTTATCAATCGTGGCAAAGTGACAGATATTAAGATAGATAAGGAGGAGTGAACTATGACCGAAGAACTCGTAACATTAGAGGCTGCGAAGCTGCTGAAAGATAAGGGCTTCAATTGGAAGTGTGAACACCTAATAGACCGCAATAAGGTTATTACAAAATATGACCTTCCGCAAAGTGTGTCGTGTTGTACGGAAATAGATGACGAACCAGTTGAATTTTTGTGTCCAGTATTGTATATCGCCCAAAAGTGGCTGCGTGAAATAAGAGGTGTGTATGTATATGTAGAACCTGTTATTGGGAAAAGATGGAAGCTTTCTTTTTGTGATTTCAATGTTCCAACAGAAGAAAGCGACTGGATGGAGAACGAAATAAACAAAGGGAATGGCTATAAAGTATATGACACCTACGAGGAAGCACTGGAAGCCGGGATACAAGAAGCGTTAAAACTTATATGAGAAGATTTATATATATACTGGTTTCTATCATTATATCATATCTAATTTGTGTACATGAGTATAATACGTGGAATTTCATTGTTGGGTTAGAGCCTTCACAAGCTTGCGAAAGATTAGCCAAATACGCTTTTTATTTCGTGATATGGTATTGGGTTGCGAAAGCTGTTGATTTGTTTAATGATTAACGAATAAAAGTATATAACTATTATGAGCAAAGGAATTTACACAAAAGAAAATGTAGGTAATGGTGTATTCATCTTTACCGTCAATAAGAATTTTGTAGAACCTAAATTTTGGGGACTGCATGAAGAAAACGAACAGGCACAATGTGTAGTTATTATCCATGATGGCAATGCTTTATTCTTCTATCCGGAAGATATGGATAATGATACCCATATTCTTCTTGATTGGGAGAAAGAGCAAACAGGAAAGATATATCCAACCACAGAAGAAGGCATGAAGGATACCGATGGAATAGGCAATACCAAAGCATTGGCTGCATCCGGAAGCGAAATTGCTGAGAAAGTCATAGCATTGGACTTATGTGGATTAAGTTGGCGCATTCCTACACTACAAGAGAGTGTCTTAGGGTATGAACATAAGGTTATGCTGAATGCAGCCTTAGCTATCTGCGGAAAACAACCAGTGAAAGATGACTGGTATTGGTGTTCTACGAGAAAAGGAAACAAACGCAATTTTATTCTCAGTTGGGGCGACGGTTTTAGATACGACAACATTCAGGACAGTGACGATTGGGTTCGCCCCGTGTCCGCTGCCTCTCTTAATTCACTTTAACCTTATAAATGATTACAACTATGGCAAAAGTATTTATAACAAAGTATGCCTTAACAGAAGGTATTAAAGAGATAGAAACAGATATTATTAGAAGTAGATTTGAAGATAGAGAATATGTAAGGGATGGTTTATGTTCTTACTTCCGTATAGGGGAAAACGCATTCACCGATAAATCCGAAGCGTTGAAAAAGGCGGAAGAAATGAAGATTAGGAAAATCGCTTCTCTTCGTAAGCAGATGGAGAAACTTGAGAAATTATCTTTTAAAGTAGAGGAGATTTGATTATGGAACAAGAAAGAAAAATCGGAGAGGTATTTGAATATAATGGAGAAAAAATTATCGTGAAAAAAGATAGCGATTTTATATACGGATGCGATAAATGCGTCTTTAATGGTAGACCGGAATGCTGTAATTATTATTGCTTGTATTTTGAAAGACAAGATAAACAAGATGTGCACTTTGAAAAAGTGGAGGATTGATTATGAAAGCAAACCTAATATTTTTTCTTGCGATATTCATCATATCAGCATTATTCATCGGTCATTTCCGACTGACATTCTCACCGTTCAGTGTATCCTTTCTCTATTGGCATAGGACTGTAGGAGTTACTCTTATCGTTGCAGGATGCTTGGTTTACAACATAGGTGAGCATATATCAGGCTACAAGAAAGGACTGGATGAAGGTATGGAGATTGTTTTGAAAGAGTTAAAAGAAAGATACAATGAAGAAGATAATGTTCAATGATAAATATAGCCTAACTCAGGCTGTATTGGATGGTCGGAAGACTATGACGAGAAGGGTCTGCAAGTATGACAGACCAAATGAAACTTATGATATTGTATTCCCCGTTTTTGAACCAAATGATTACGATAATGACGGGAACATAGTATCTCCATTAAATTATGCTTTTGGTTGGAAAAACGACAAAGGAGACTTTACGGGTTGGAATATCCCAAAATATAAAGTCGGTGAGGTTGTTGCCATTGCGCAAAACTATAGCGATTGTGGTAATATGCCTGATTACGAATTGGACGAAGATGGCTATCCTATAATGCCAAAGAGAAGCGGATTTTTTAATAAAATGTTTGTCCGCGCTGACCTCATGCCCCATCATATCCGCATTACCGACATCAAGATAGAACGGTTGCAAGACATCTCCGATAAAGATTGCCTGAAAGAAGGAATTTACAAAGGACAATGCGGAAGTGCAGATACACATTTTATGGATGCTTATTATTATAAAGGGGACATTCAGCCTTATTGCACCCCTCGTGAAGCCTTTGCCGCCCTCATAGATAAAGTCTCCGGCAAAGGGACGTGGGAGTCTAACCCTTATGTTTTCGTTTACGAATTTGAATTAGTTGATTAACCATGAATAGAAAAGAATACCAGGAACACTGCAAGCATTACAGCCCCTACAGTGGACAATGCTACAAAAGGTCATTCATATCGGGTGTAGCAAACAATGTGCATGTGAACATGCGGTGTGACGGGAAATGCCCCCGTATGAGTAATTACGACAAGAGAAATAAATTAAATAGCCTTGGACGGGCTTTGTAAAATCCATATTGATATGAAAAAGTATATTGGAACAAAACAGATTGAAGCCGAACCTATGACAAGAGGTGATGCGTGGGGAAAACATCTCCTCAGAGAAAAGCCGTCAACGGAAAATTTTGACGATGAGGGTTATCATGTTCGTTATGAAGATGGATATGAAAGCTGGTCGCCTAAAGATGTATTTGAAAAGGCATACAAGGTAGCTGATACTCCTCTTGACCGTATGTATATCGAATATAATGAGTTGATGGACAAACATAATAAGTTAGTCCTGTTTCTTGGCCGAAAAGATGCTGTTGAAATAGCTGGTGAAAATCAGGTCACTTTAATGGAGGTTCAAAAAGTACAGATGCACGACTACCTTCTTACTTTGAAAGAGCGCATTGGGTTAATGAAGAAATAAATATTGCCATACGGCGGTTGGACGTCTGCCGTATGGCTCAAAACAGAATAAATATGGATACAATGAATTGAGAGAAAACAAACACGGAAAAAGATATTGATTATGAAGCGTGAAATAAAATTCAGAGGAAAAAGCACTGATACGGGGAAATGGATATATGGATTTCTCTCTTTTTTCTATACTGCCGGAAGGGACGAAAACGGACTTATCCTCACAGACAAGGCAAAGATATATTCTCCGGAAGACTGCCGGTGCGATGACGTATGGGCTGAAACTGTTGGTCAGTTCACGGGAGTTAAATACAATGATAGAGAAATATATGAGCATGATTTGGTTGAATGCGCTGGTGTACTATGTGAAGTAGTGTATAGTGATAAAATCGGTTCTTTTGTGCTATTAGAAGTTCTGTCTCAAAATCTTGGAAATAAGCCAATAGGACAAATGATAGATATGTTCGGGATTAGATATGTAGGTAATATTTACGACAGCCCGGAGTTATTGAAATAAAACAACCATGAGTAAATACATGAATTGGGAACTCTACGATAAACCACCTGAGGGTTTCTCCATTGACAAGCATACTGGTTCTCCTTTGACCGGATACGACTTTTACACAAACGGGAAAAGCGTCTTAAACGGAGGAGTAAGAATTCTTGTAAAATCTCTGAATGTTCATGTTAACAACATAGCAGACAACCACTACCCCGTGAAAAGAAACACTCCCAATAACAAAGAACCCAAACAAGACCCGATGATTAACCGTAATGTGCGCCAACGGGTAAATGTCTTTGCACGCGAGAGGTTTAAAGTAAAGCTACTACAAGAAATAGAATTTGATTTAATGGTGTGTCAACTCGAAGGCTGGAGTATGGGAAGCTACGTCAATGAGCTTAAGCAATTGATTGATGATGTTTATCGGAGAATGGTTAAGACAAAGAAAAGGAATAGCAAGACTATCAGTAACCCAAAACTTGAATTTAAAGATGAATGAATTATATATACCTCCACAGCGATTAAACCGCAACCCTATTAACGGGCGGTTTTTAAAAGGAAGTATCCCTCATAACAAGGGGAAGAAATGGGATGATTACATCCCTTCGCATAAAAGGGAAAGTATGATTAAAGGATTAGCTTTAGGGAGAACGGGAAACCCTAATATAGCGGGCTGCAATGCAAAGAAAGTAGTAGCCATAAAGAGCGGACGGTTACAAGGTGTTTTCCAGTCCTCTAACGATGCGAAACGAAAGACTGGCATTTGCGCCCGTAATATCAGGAATTGCTGTTCCGGAAAGCGTAAACACGCTGGCGGCTATCAATGGTTTTGGGAAAGCGATAATAGTTGGTGTGAATTAATTATAAATGAATAATATAACCATGAGTAAATTAGAGCACATCGCCACAATTGATTACTGCTACTGGAGATTGGGAAAGTTGAATGAGGCTCTTTCCAAGCCTAAATCGACTATGGAGCAGTTGGTTGATAAAGCCTGCGGTTATAATGAAGTAGAAGAAGTGAAAAAGGAAGCTATAACCCTTTTGGAACAGATTGTTGAAAGTAAAAAGGCTATCGGTGTGAATTATTCGGGAGATAGCAAGTTCCTTGATAAATTAAAGAACAAAGAAACACATGAGTAAACTATACAAAGTAACCCTCTTCGGTAAATCATTCATTATAGGATGGTTCAGTTATGCAGATAAATGGTATCATAAATTTAGTATAATACATTGAACATGAAAAACAAAATCATAGCGAGCGTTATAGCAGCACTGTCCCTGCCTATGCTTATTTTCATACATTGGGCTATTGTTTATTTCTTGTCGGTTAGAATTGTATTAGCAATCGCAATGACGGTCAGCATAATTGTTGTGACATACAAGCTTTCCAAACTTTTACTTGACGAACATTCTAAAAAATGTAAAAGACCATGAGAAAAGCAGACAGAATAATCAGAGACAGACATTCCCGCATCCCGGACAAATACAAGAAGATTGACACTACGGTCAACGGGGATGTAGAAAGCCTTGCCGAACAACACAAGGAAGTGGAAAGAAGGCTATTCCCTCTACGCCTTAACAAGACCACTGTTATTTACGTCACAAAAGACAAACAGAATGAAGCATATGCAGCGAAAGCACGTAAACGGATGGGGATAACAGAGCCGAAGAAACCTTTTGTCGACCCGCTTTCGGAAGAAAACATTACCAAGTTATACAAGGAAGAAAAGATACCGCCCCGCAGAATGGCAGAGATGCTGAATGTAAGTGTAAGGACGATATATCTAAGGTTGGCTAAGTATGGACTTACAAAAGTGAAATGCAGATAACATGAAAGAGAATAATATTTTAAACAAAGAGATTTATAAGGAGGCTATGATAGCAGCCTCTAAGGTTGATTTCCTTGAAAGCAAGGATGAGATTAAGATGTATGCCACTTCGTTGTATAACGCGATGATATGGGGTAGAAAAGTAAAATATTAAGTTTTTTATTTGGCGTTATAGAAATTAGAGGTATATTTGCAGCGTTACACATATTAAGAGGCGGACGGTTGTCTGCTTTATGCAGGCATTTTTTATGCTTGTAAGTACGCTGTATATTATAGCGGTCTGCAAACCCGTGTGGAGAGTTAATAGCCTCCCAACTGCCTCTTAGGTATGTGTAACGGCGGGTTAATTGCAGACCGTCTTCTTTCTGCAATGCCATAAAACGTTACAAAAATGGCAAATGAATTAAATCCAAACAAGAAAACAATGAGCTCGCTTGAAATTGCAGAGCTCGCAGGTAGAAACCACAAAGATGTTATGCGCTCTATTCGTGATATGGAACCAGCATGGGTGAAAGTTAACGGGCGCAATTTTGCGCTCGTTGAATACAAGGATGCAAAAGGAGAAACTCGTCCTTGTTATGAACTACATTACGATGAGTGTATGTATGTCGCTTCCAAATTCAATGATGAAACGAGAGCAAAATTGGTTGTTCGTTGGAGAGATTTGGAAACAGGAAAAGCCGAACCGATAATCAGTTTGGTAAAAACAGAAATGAAACAGCCAACCATATCCGACAAGATGAAAGCTGCTACATGGGCAGCAAAATTCTTGAACTTGAACGAGAACTCAAAGCTAATTATTGCAAAGCAGATACTTGAACCGTACAATCTACCGCTTCCAGACTATACCCCGTCAAAAGGGATAATAAAATCAGCAACAAAACTTCTTGAAGAAAGAGGACTGGAAAGGCAGATTTCTGCACAGGCTTTCAATAAAATAGCCATGCAGAAAGGTTTTTTGTGTGAGGTAGAAAGGAATTCTTCACGCGGTCAGAAAAAGAAATTTAAGTCAATTACGGAGAAAGGTCTTCTGTATGGAGAAAACCAAGTAAATCCGAATAATCCGAAAGAAACTCAACCATTATGGTATGGAGATAAGTTTGATGAATTTCTTAATGTATTAGGGTTCTAAAATTAGTGATAAACGTAAACAATACATTATGAAAAGAGATACAAAAACACCGTTCTATGACGTTATGTGCAATGTAAACGAAAGCTGCGTTTTGGCGGTATATTTTAATAAAATTATTGGTGAATTGGAAACTGTAAGAATATTTTCTTCACCAAGAACATTTGAGGACACTAAGAAAGAGAATAAAGATTATTCTGCTATTTTTTATCAAACTGTTCTTTGGGAATTGTGGTTTCATGGAGTTGTGGAAAGGCTTAATGAATGGAACGAAATACTTAATGAATACTTTTCCGAATACGAAGGGAAGTGGAAATTTTATGCTTGTTCAAAAAGACTTGAAGCTATCAAGGAATATGGAGGTGAAGAAACTGATTACAATGAGGACGGTAGCATAAAAACGTTAAACCTAACCGAAGATGATTTGAGGTATCATACGGTTCTTAGTGAAATGGTACAAGATGATTGCAGGGATATTGTACAAGAAACTACCTGTGCCGATTTACAGTACATGATTTTTTGTTTGAAAGCCCATGCAAGCTTTTCTTTATCCGATGCTTTTAAGGAATGTTTCGGAAAAGAAATTGCTACTTATAAGCAAGATGAAAACGGCAATATGGTTCCAATGAGTTTTGCGGATAAGGCTATGGATAAGGCAGTAGAGCAATATACGGCTGACGGAATGGCTATTGGTATTACATTGGTTTGCGAATTTATCCAACGCATAATCAGGGATATTAGGGCAATGGATAAGTTCAGTGACAATAGAGACAAACTTATCCAAATACACAAGGACGTAAGAAATATCCTTGATTTTAACCTCGATGAAGTTTCCTATGTAGAGGAAATGCTCGAAGAGGAACGTAAAAGCAAATAACATCAAGCCTTGTCCGTATCTATTGCGGACAGGCTTTTATCAAAAGACTAAACAAATATTCATCATGGAAAGAAATACAACACCCGCTAAGAAGAAATACGACCTTAGCGCAATAGACGAATTATTCAAACATAGCATAACACCCGAAGAACTTAGAGGGGAGCTTATCGAACTGGTGTTTGATTACGCACAATACGTAGAGGAAGGTGCTACCGACTTGTTCAAATGTCACATGGGTACGCTATATGTGCTATATAAGGCTTTAGAGGATGTAAAAGAATTAGAGACACCAAGCTAATACCCTCACCAAAACAGCAAGCGGTATAACCCAATGGAGAACCCGTTCAAAGCGTTCTAAACGTTCCATTGGATAACCCGGAAAAGGCGGCAATAGTCCATGTAAAGGACATTGTCCGCCAATTCAAGCAGTTCATCTATGTAATCCCTTTTTCGCATCATGTTCAAGTTTTCTACGTTGTTGGCGGTTTATACCATTTGCCGCGGCAAGGCTGTTCAGCGTCTCTTTCTGTTCGGGAGAAAGCATGTTATATACTTCTTCCCGTGATTTGCCTGATAAAATGGCTTGTACTATTTTCCACATAAGCTACGTCTGCAATGTTCACACAAAAATTTCTTCGCTACCGGGAACATCTTCTGTCCCACATATCCGCTAAGGTACTGCGCTTCTTCTCCATACGGGTCGATGCCGAACGCCCGTGAGATATGCCGGCATAGATGCCCCTTTTCATGGTCGAAAGAGTTCTGAAACTCTGCCGGGGAAGAAGTAAGGGCTATAACCATTACGGTCTGCCTGTTTCGGATATTGGAGTAAGTGATACCTGTATTCAGATTGCAGGAGCGCATGTTCTTATAGGCATTCGCCAAATCCATCCCCCTGCATCCTACCCGCTGAAGGTCGGCGATGATACGGTCGGTATAATAGCAGTCCACCGCATAATATACCCTTACTTCCCAATCATAATCCGGTATGTAAAAATCCTGTATTATCATAGGCTACATCATCTGTTCCCACATGATAGGATTGCCGGAGCCTATGCAGTCGGCATAGAACCGAGTGAAAGGCATTCCATTGTAAGCGTCCACATCATCTATGTAATCCTTAATGAACAATGCGAGATGGGCTTCGTCAGTGATAGAACTTTTGTAGTAATCCGACTTCGCCATGTTTGCCACGTAAACGCTGTCGTACCCTGCATCCTTCTCCAGGTTTATACTGTACTTTTTAAGAAGTTCCTCTACCTGTTCTTTGCTGATTGGTTCAAGTTTTTCCTCCTTGCCCGTAGATTTGTTTTCCATCTTCATGCGGGAAACAGCCCATAGGCACATCTTCTTGCTGAAATGCCATCCGTACTGGCTGAGATAATCAGCCATTGCAGGCGGTATTCTGTCGTATGTATCTAATCTTTGTTTCATATTTTCCTGATTTTAAGTGATTGGCAAAAGAGGGGAATAATCCCCTCTCCATTACATGAACTCTCCGTTGGCGCGTCTGCGTCTGCGTTCGCCCATATCATCACCGTAAGGCTGTGAATCGCGGCGTTCGTTGTAAACCGGATATTCCGGGAAGTAACCCGGCATACGGCGTTCGCCCATATCTGAGCCGCCGCTATAGCTTCCACCGCGTGAACCACCGCTGTTACGATAGCCCATTTCACCGCCCTGCATTTCACGCATGGCTTTCTCGTAACCATGACGGCAACCCTCTCTATAGGCTTCTTCCATAGGATTACCGCCTCTCATACCGAAGTCACGGTCATATTCTCCGCGTCCTTCTTCCAATATTTCCCACATTCCCATATTATTTCTTTGTTTTAGATGTTTCAGCAACTCCGAGCTGTTCCATAAGCCGTTTGTTCAATTCCATAAGGTCGGACATGTTCTTGCTCATTTCCGCCATTTGCCCTTTCAGAGATGATATTTCCTGCTCCTGACGTTGTTTCTCTGCAAATTCGGGGTTCAAGAGCGTCAGCATCTTGTCACATCCCGCAATGACGGAATTGTGGAAGTCCATGCTATTGATAATGTCTATGCTTTTCTGCTTCATAGAAGCGACCTCGTTGTTCATCGCATCACGAGAGCATGACACTACGATATTGCCGTTCTGTCCGAAGTCGGCTATATCCATGCCGGCAGGTAGATTTTGGAAAGTCGTGTTCTGCCCGTTGATACAGACAACGACATCCACAACCATTTCCATTTGGGGTAACTGTCCCATAGGGGATGCCATAGGATATTTCGGCTTGGGAGCGGAAACGCTGACTACCGGACCGTATTCGATAAACGGGTTAGCATCCTTATGAAGTATATACAACTGGTTATTGGTACGAAGTGATTGAAACATATTGGTTTGATTTTAAAGGGGTGTGGCTATTTCCATTTTGGAAACAACCACAAAGCCCCATGTTAACTACTTGCTCTTTTGAGCGGTTGCTTCTGCTGTCGGAGTCGGTGCCGATGCGGTTGTCGGACGATACCCACCGTTAACAAGGAACAGTTCGTTGGTGTACTTGTTATAGTGAATTTCGTAGATACCCGTTCCGGCAAGGTTGCCGACAGTCACCGGCTCATTGTTGTAAGCCAGCAACGGTCTTGTATCCCCATTAGTCCCTATCAGTATCGGGAGTGTAGCAGTCGTGCCGGCAGGTATTGCCTGGCGGAGACTGACATAGAAACCGCCTACATAGCTTCTGTTACGGAACGCATGGTTAGGAAGTTCCAAAGTCACGTTCTCCGTGCCGACCGTTACGGCTACCGTAGGAAGGGTATTGAAATTAGCCCTTCCAATAGTAGGGAACAAGAAAGGAAATCCTGTAAAAAAGTTAGGCCACATAATTACCCCCTTTCTTACCGGAATTAACCCCAGTAGTTGTTACAACCACAACCGCCACGTCCATACATTGCATCACCGGCGTAAGCACCGAAAGCCGCAGCACGGAAACAATCTGTGTTGATGGCTTGCAATTGCGGGTATGGCACTGCTACTGTAGGCGGCATTGAACAGCGGATTTTATCCACCTCTCCCTGCAATGTTTGTAGACTTGCTACTATTGGAGCAATTTGTTGCGTTACGTTTCCAAGAATAGTTGCATTCTGATTACGCTGTGAAATTTCACCTTTCAAAGTAGAGATTTCAGCGTCTTTAGCAGCCAACGCTTCTTGCTGACGACGCGCCTCTGCCGCATCCATTTTTGCTACAAGTGCTTGGAAGCCTTCACGGTAAGCGTCCGCTAAAGAACGCGTATTCCCTTCCATTGTGCGTGTAAGCGTATTCATGTTTTCGCAGCTTGCTAAGCGGCTTTCATACCCTTGACGCTCAATTGCTGCTTGATTTTTGCAGCAGCAATCTGCAATCTGAGTAAGAACAGCCTGATTTCCGGACTGGAATGCGTTGATGATTTGCTGGCTTGACATGCCCACCTGATTTCCTACATTGGCGATAAGTCCCTGGATGTTGCACAGGGCGCTCTGTAACTGTTGGGTAGAGCAGTTCAAAGAAGAAGCAAGCTGGTTGATGGCATTGCCATTGCCCTGAATGGCTGACATCAGGTATTCACGACCGACATCACCGTTAAGCTCGGCAGGCAGACCGCCACCATTGCCAAAGCGGTTGCCAAAGCCGTTGCCGCCCCAACAGAACCACAAAAGGATAATCCAGATGAACCACCACGAGCCGCCCCATTGGTCTTGGCTGCCACGTCCCTGGTTCAGTAAAGCGAGAAGTCCGGGGTCTACACCCTTGCTTCCCATCAAGTTGGGCAACATAGCCATGATGTCGAATTTGCTTCCGCCACCATTTCCGTTGTTCCCGTCTTGATTGAAGACATACGTTCTTTCCATAGAGATTTATATTTTGTATTACGGTCAAAATCAACCGCATCACAAAAGTATAAATACCGATACTGCCATGAAATCAGTTGTTTCCCAACGCTTTCCTAATGTTTTCCCAATATATTCTCAACATTTTCCCGCCTTCCATACGTTCTTGAAAATTGGAAATCATGTAGTTTATCGCGCGTTTGGTCTTGTGAATTTTAGGAGCTATCTGTGAAGGGTACATTCCCCTTTCAACAAGCAACTGTACAAGCAGATAGCGGGCGTCTACGGTTTCCGTATCCTTATCCGAAGATAGTATTCGGCTGGCGGGTATTTCGGTCTCCTGCGCCACGAGATTGATTGTTTCGGCAAAGATTTCTGACTTACACATAGTTTTTCTGAATTTTATATTTATCTTTGCCCTGCCACATAAAACATGAGATTAAATGAACAAAGCATAAGATAATGCGTTGAAGATATTAAAGCCTCCAACGTGCATTGTCTTATGCTTATCATGTTTTTATGTGGCAATATTAACGTGAAACGTTGGGGGCTTTCTTTATACTCTAAGCCCCCGAAAGAGTGTCAGCTACAAGCCAACTTCTACATCGTTAATTTCTTTCTTATCTTTATGGTGAGCCAAACAATTACGAACAAAACACATGTCAGATTTATCGAAATGCTGGCACCACCGTAATTGATTTTAAATTTTTCCCACCATGACAGTTCCCTCTCTACCGGATAAGGCTTGGGCACTTCAATCCTTCTTATCTTTTCGATAAAATACGGCATTTTGACTGTTACCGTAGCATGAGGATAAATGCCCAATGAATGGTTCAATATCCCGTTGCTAAATGAAGCATAGCTGTAGGCATACGGATTGCGAAGGAATGACGTTGTATCGGCAACAGATACGCTGTCCTTGTACGGTATCAGCTTCTCTTGAAATGTAGTATCATGGAAAACCACACTGTCAAGAACCTTTGTCTCAACCGGCATATAAACAGTCCTCGTCCTACAGGAATACACCGTCAACACAAGAAACACTATATACACTAACTTCTTCATAACTTCAACAGATAATGATTAACAACCATGCCTACACATATTGCAGCAACCCCACACAGCAAGTCCGTTTTATTCCACTTGCCGTTATAGTAGTGGCAACGGTCGCTGTTCTCCTTGATAAAGAGCATCAGCAATGCAGTGCTGCCACCGAATACTATGGCGGTGGATAGATAGACCACCGCACCTAAGATGTTATTTTTCATACCATAAATAATTAGTAAAACACTATACCGTAGCTCCATTGGCATCTACCCATGAAGAACCGTTCCACCATATAGGTTTACGCAGGGTCACATCAAAAAAATGAAAACCATTATCTGCATTGCCAGGACGTTGTGAAGTAATTCCTACATTTAAACATGGAATTGCGAAAAAATCAAGAAACGGACTTTTTAAATTCCCATTCGTTGACATCAAGACTCCCTGATTGTAAAAAAAATGCGGGTATAAAGTTTTGTCCGGTATGTCGTCCTTTACTGGTTTCCACAGCAATACCGATGTCTTCATTGTTGACCAGGTAGAATCATGTTCACCGATTAGCGCACAGTCTGAAAAATCCTGAAACGATAAGGTTTCAACGTCATTAACCGAACTGAATCCAACAACAACTTCTTTTTTCCCGTTAGGTGACTCTCTGTATACCTCAAACCCATAGTTCTTACCAGGGTTTATATAGAAATATGGTGTTTTCTCTTTATCACTATCGGTAATATCTATATTAAACGCACGTTTGGCAATAGGTATATTTTCTCCACACAACAGATATATTGTATATTTATAATTTCCATTCTCCCGATTATTAATAATGTTACCGATATCCCTTAATTCAATATTTTTTTTGTTAAAAGCATCTATAACATACTGGCGCATACCTAATGAAGTCGTTCTATTATAATTATAATAACAGGCTTTGTACCAATTTGTATCAACCAATGTTCCCCCTATTCTACAGTTGAGAAATACGCAATTCATATCTACAATATCAGTATTATTCAAAAACTCAGGCATTGTCATATCTCCGGCTTTATCCCATAACCCTCTAAAATAACAACCAATATATGTTACACCTTGATTTTCACTTAATATCCTGCTATTCATATAAAAATAACAGCCTATAAAGTTGGCTTGAATGAGACCTCCACCACCTTCAATTGTAACTCCGCTGGCTTCCCAGTGACAGCCGGTAAAATTAGCTTTGATTTTTTGAGTTAATGCTATATTGCTTTGTATGCAATTAATGAAGTTAGTATACATTCCTCCTCTGAATGTACCTAACTTATAATCAAAAGTCCTTTTTTCGTTATATCCTCTGAATTCATTTACCGAATTAAATATCCAAGCATCTCCCGCTAACTCCTGTCCCTCATTCATTTTGGATATAGTACCATCCCTTAACACCACATTTATAGCATCAAGCCGGTATGTTACATCTGAATAGGTGTCCTCCCATGAATAATAAATGACATTATGCCAACGCATAACATCAATATATCTATCAGCCAATGCCAGTATATAAGGAGCCCGCCTTATACTAATATTGTCCAAACGTACAGGAGCCCCACTGATTATGACAGGAATTTGCCAATTACGGTATTTCGTATCGCTGCCTTTAGACATGATAAAACCTTCTTTGATTGAAAGCCCGATAGAAGAGTATGCCGTTCTCCAATCATTTATTCCATCATTCATGTTTATGACAATATGGAAATCTATGAAAGAAGACATATTCATGTCAATCGACAATTCATTCAAAATCTTTGCATCTATGTCTTTGGTAAACAGATAAGTCTTCTTATTGGAACATCTTATACTGCGACATATCCGCACGATTGCATTAAATGCATCAGAGCTGTCTGTTTTACCGTCGTTGGACGCGCCAAACCATTCCGGCATTAAGTATTTGTTTTCTACATCCCCTTTGATATTCAACGCATTTAAAAAACGCCCCCCATTAAATTTTAGAATACACCCTTCAGGAATGCTTATCTCAGCGCCATCCAAATCAAAATCATACCTGATTTCGTATATAGTATCAGGCTGATTTATCATTTCCTGGGTAAGAATATTCTTTCCACCAACAATATTCCTACGCAATATCTTATACCCCTTGCCGCTGAATCTGTCAGGATTATAAGCACGGTCTGCAAATTTTAAAACACTTAAGTTTTCCCCTTTGTCTACAGACACAAGGTCTTCGTCGTCCGCAAGACCGGAACCGATAAAACTCTTTAGGGCGTTAGGAGTAGTAGAACCGTTTTCTCTGTCTTCTTGAAATGGAAACTGCTCATTACCCGTCAAAACGTCTCTTTTGGGGAGTTGTCCAATTTGTTGTCCTTTTTCTGTTTTCTCTTCCATACTACTATTTATTTTTACTTGTAAGCAATATCGGCTCTTCATTAGTCAACAACAATGGAGCGTCATTGACTAATAATAAATACCCTTCGTCAGGAAATGGATGCGGCTTATTTCCGCCAGCACCGGGAAACCCTATGGTAAGTATGCTGATTACGGGAATGCCGATTATAGGAATGCTGATGTGAGGGATAGTGATTGGTTTCATAAGGCTATCCCTCTTTAATCATTTTCGCTTCTGACACTTTCGTAGCACTTCTTATTGTAATTTCCATACCTGCCGCTATGCCAATAAGACGAAATATCACATTGGAAGGACCTAAGGCTTGATTGGCATTTGGGAAAAGCGGGATAGGATTCATGCCCTCGATATTGGCAAATACAGTCACCATTCCGCCCTTGTTCTTTATCTGTATGGTAACGGGATTACCGTCACTGACAAACGTTGCGTAATACGCTGTTTTGCCTTCTTCTTGTTGAAATGATAAAACTTCTGCTGCCATGATGTTTACTTTTTAGAGTTTCAATACTTGGTTTCTGTTCCCTTCTCTTCGGTGGCTGACGTGTACCCATGAGAAGTTTTTCTCATCAATAACCTGGTCAAAGGGAAGTTTCAATTCTTGTATAAGATTAAACAGTCTTTTGTTCTCTTTCGGGGTATTTGGAGTACCGACAATATCGGCAGCACACCCGTTCATGTGGTCGCTCGTTTTAGAGCCGCCTACTGCTTTATTAAGAGCAGGGCAACGGTATCCGCTTGTCACTGTGATAGGTTTGCCGTAAGCCTCTCTTAACGGGTCGAGGACATTGTCAACCAACGCTTGTGCATTGGGAAGCAGTTCTTGCGGCAATCTGTTATCTATAGCTTTCTTATCAGCCGTTTCGCTTTTAACCAGTTCTGCAATTGTAAAGTATCTCATGTTATTTCTCCTTTCTAAAATATTTGTCATAAACTAAACGAGCCACCCATCCGGCAACAACACCGACACCGAATGATACAACAGTAGTCAGGTTCACCCAAAACGGAGTGTAGTGCATGTACAGCATAACTCCCACGATGATAGCGATAACAATCGCTGCGATAATCAGTTTCTTTTTCATTTTGTTACTCCTTATCTTTCATTCAAATTGTGATAAAATTCTAATCTTATATTCGCATAGACCGACTCTACATTCGTGTATGCCCTCCCGTTGTTCGCTCCGTTTTCATTGTAAATCTCCGCTTCAACGGCTTTGGCAACCTGTTCTATCCATTTCCTTTCCGTGTATTCGGAAAGCCTGTTCCCACGATACGAAAAGCAGTCAAGTTTTGAATTCCTGTCCTCGTGTATGTTTGTAAGCAATGTACGTATCTTTCTTGCAGTAGCTTCCTTGTCTGATATATGGTTTTCTTCACGCACTTTCTTGATAATACGGCACACCTTCTCAACGGAAAGGTCGAAGAATACATTGCTTAGCGTTTTTATACGCAGCTGCGTTTCGGGCATGAGACTTTCCGATAGCACGTTCAACCGCTCGTTCTGCGCACGGGTTTCTTCCAATAGCTGCCTCATGGTGTCCTTATAGTCTTGGTTTATCTCTTTCTGTGATGTCATAAGCTGGTTTACCATATTCATAAACCAACGGAAACACGCCACCATCAACAAGGCTGATAACACAAGGAAAAAACCTGCGGTTATAGCCATCATTCCGAAATCACTAATCCCCTTACTTGTTTGAAGGGCTGCATTTACAACTTCTGTACTCATCTTATCGTTATTTGTCAATTATTCCTATCTTTGTGTCTCTTATCAAATAAGCGAACTACTGTCATTCCGTTTTGCTCGTGAGAGTAGGACGGGATTTTCATATCTTGCCGTAGTATCTGAACCATGCGCCCCATTTACGTTCTTTCAAGTAGTTCGGATTGTCCTGGTTGAGTTTGGCTTCCATCTCAAATGCGCTCGCTCGATAGGCGTTGGCGTTTACCTTACCGCTGCCTATTATGTTGTCTGTAAACAGGTGGTATACGAAGCTTACAAACCATTCTGCCAAATAAAGAATGTAGTAGAATAGTGGGATAAGGAGCAACCACCACGCACTGACATAGAACGCCAGCAATACAGACGGGATAGCCGCTATCTCCATGCACTCGAAGAACTGTTTCTGATGTGTCCGTTCATGGCGGATAGTTGTTTCGGACAACTCTTTCAGCTTCGTAAGGATGAAGCCGAAGAGCATGATTGTTGTGTAGCCGCCAAAGAGTATCAGTTTGGCGAGCCGGCTGTTTAAAAAGATTAGTTTCATCATATTTTGTCAAATATTATAAAGGCTTGATAAAATCCTATATTCATAGGCATATTTATGTCAATAAGATTAGTTCCTATTTTTTTATCATAGCTTGTTGTCTCTCCCATATGAAGTATTGTTAAAATATAAATATCCTCATTGGACTGTAATTTTACATGCGTGTTTCCGCTGTATGAATACCACTGGATGTGCTGTTTGGGAATGATAGTAACATCATCATTCCTTGTTAAAGTCAACTCTTTGCTGCTAAGGTTAGCAACTAATACGCTTGTTGTATTGGATGCATTAAAATCCGGTGCAATGGTAATCTCCTTTAGTAAATTTGCTACTCCCCCAGCCATGATTTGACTACTACCCACAAACAGCCCAGCTCCAGCCGAGCCAACTCTAAGATTACTGTTTTCGTTACTCATAATTGTTGTTTTAATCGGTTACACAATATGCTGTATTGGCATCCTTAGAGCCAATAGCCTCGTACTCGGCAGCGGTTTTCTTGGTGAGGGTGGTGAGGTTGTCGGATTGAACTAAATCACGAACTATAAAATAATTTGTATAATTTTGATTAAGAGCTATAAATATTCTTTTTGTAATAATATTTATTTCATTGGGGCTAATAGAGGAGTAACAAAATATAAAACTTAATTCGTAAGCATTATTATCTTCATTACAATAAACTTGACTTACTCCAATTTTAAATATCTCTTTATTGTTAGAACTTAAATAAAGAGTATTTGTAGTTAATAGTTTCTTAACAATATCTTTAAAAGAATGTACATCACCAAAAACTATTGATATTTTAGTTTCAGCATCATTTCCTGAAGTTTCTTGATTTGAAATCAACTGTATATGAGCTTCATCTGTAATCGTAAGCATAATGTGTTTATCATCCACATACTTCTTCGTTGCAGGCTGGTAATCGCCCGTAGGGGTGAATGATGAAGTGTTGGTCTTGGTGAGAACGTCAGATTTTGCAGGAACTTCCGCCCAATCCCCATTCTTACGACCGTATGCCTTGCCATCAGTTGGCGCCTCGTCCATGCCGCCAATCTTCCCCTGGCTTACCCATTCACCGTTCACCCATGCGTAGTAATCATAAGGGGCTTCCGTACCTACAGCCATAAACCCGTCAACTGCCGAACCATCGGGGACAGCGGATTTCAAGGCTTCAAGGGTGGCGTATTCACCAGCCACACGGAAAGAGCTTCCCGGTTCACCCTTGCAATAAATATCCGTCTTGTCGAAACTTTCCGTATCCTTGTTATACACATAGACATAGTGGTCTTTGCCGATGTATGTCGGATTGTTGGCAACCTTTTCGGCATCTTGGGCGGCTGTATTAGCGGCTGCGGCTTTTTCTTCGGCATTGGATGCAGCGTTGTTTGCGGATTGGGTAGCCGCTTCCGCCCCTTCTTTAGCTGCGTTGGCATTGGATGCAGCTTGTGCCGCCAGTCCTGCTTTCTCATTAGCGGAATTTGCGGCTGTCTGTGCTGCTGTGGCGTCGCTTTCTGCTTTAGTAGCGGCTGCATTTGCTTTATCGGCAGCTTCCAAAGCGGGAGCGGCTAACAATGTAAGTGGGGCACGTACAATCTTCGGCATGTCCTGCCCCTCTACTTCTTGATATGCGGGCAGAGATGTGATACCGTCCAAACTTTCCGCTTCCGGCACATCGCCAACACCTTGTGAACCTTTTTTTAGTTCATCTTCTATTTCTCGTAAATCCTGTTCTGTCCAAGCCATAATTATTCCTGTTTATCGGTTGCTTCTTCCGGTTGATTGTTGATAGCACGATTGAGCGCGTCAATAAAAAAAGGTTTGCAAAAAGCATTTGCATGCTCTTGTATCAAGGATACTTCTTCATCGGTATACTCTGTCTCTTCATTGGAGTTGTATATCTTCAAAGCGAGTGCATGCGATGCGATACCGTTACCGTTCCGGTATAATACATTCGCAAAATTCTCTCTACAATCTATATTTTCACAATGCTTACGGGTAATGTCCGTAGCAATCAGTAATTGTTTAAAATTTATCTTTTTCATGAGTTATAATTATTAGTATTATCCACAGTAAAAATGAACCCAATAACTGCCGTCAAAAACGAAAAAGCAGGATATTTGATTGATTGAAGAAGCGTTCGTTGTGCCTCTGTTATTGGCATTCATTAGGTTTCCTTTTACCCAAACATTCCGGTTCAATTGGTTCTTCAAATATACAATCCGACCCGTAACAGCCGAACTTGGAAGAAACAGGGTAGGGTCAAAGCTTATATCCGGTCCTCCATATATGATAATATCATCGGTATCACTGACTGTATAGCTCAGTGGGGCAGACATTATACTGCTGCCTAAATTGCGGACGCCCGCAGCAAATCCGGAAGCCTGCAATCTGTTTATTCTTACCGATTCACCGCTCCTGGCATTTAATTCTACATTGCCCAATGCTTCTATCGCACAAGTATCATATCCAGCCTGAGCCATTACTCTTACACCGATTGAATGGTCACCGTAGGCACTCAGACTAAGTGCCGTAATCCCATCTCCACGAATACCGCACATTGCCCCGGAAGAGACATTCACTTCAAAAAATTTTCCACCATTCTTGCCTATCCTCAATGTCGCAGTCGGATTTTCCTTTTCGTTTTCAAGTCCTCTGTCGGTTATTTTGAATGCACCGATATACCCGCTATCTGCTGTTATATCTCCCGTAAAAGAGCCATTATGACATTCGATAGAGCCATCTTCGTGTATCTTGATATTTCCATTGGCGGTAATTATACCTTCCAACTTAATATGTTGCGACTTTAACGTTATACTTTCCGCCGACACATTAAACAAGGACGAAGCTTTTACTCCATTTTCAAACTCCGCAGCAGCCCAAATCTTGACACCATCCGCAGTGGTTAACCATCCCGCGCTTTTGCTTTCAAGATTGGATGTTCTTTTTGCCACAGCTTCAATCTTTTCATTGGTTTGGCTTAGCTGGGTCTCGAACTTTGTTATCATATCCTCGTAGGCATTATCGGTCAATGCCAGCGAATGTATGTATATATCCCCCGTAAACTTCAACTCGAAATCACCCGTTCCGTCCCATGTGCCGGAATACTCCTTCATTGCGTATTTCTCACCCGGTTCAAGACGTTCGGTGAAATGCAGGTTCTGACCGGGAAATCCTATTGTCAGCGTTCCGGCTGTAGCTACCTTATACCGGAAAGAGATAAAGAACTTTCCCGGTTCTTCCCCTTCCTCATAGGTCGGTTTATTGGCTAAATCTGCATTGGACTGTTTAATTCCGGAAGAAAGAATACGAAGCACGTTTCTATCCCCATCTCTGATGATGGCAGCCATAGCATCCTTACGGGAATAGAACTCCCCATTCACTAATAAGAACTTTCCGTTTACAGTAAAGAAACGAACATCGTTCTTTGTCTCCCAACCGTTCGTATTGCTTGCAAATGCCGCATTGTACAGGTAATTATCCTTTGCCTGCACCTCGTCAAGCACTTTGGAAATTTCAGAGTAAATCAAATCTTCCAATATCTTGAATTGGGTCATAATGTTTATTCCCGTTTTCAAGATAAAGTCTCCCATGAACTTGTTGCCTTGCGGACTGATAACCGTCACTTCCTTGCCTGCTAAAGAATAGGAATCTATCCCGGCATACTGATGGATACTCGGTGCATCATCGCCATACACGGACAAGGTGATTGCGTTCTGACGCTTCTTGTCTGTTCTGTTGCCGAGTTGTACAAGGCTATCGCCTTCCTGCGGTATGTCGCTGTTTGCATCACAGTCCGTTTTGCTAAGGTCTATATAATCCTCGCCAACACCTACGCATAAACGCCAATAATAACGGTTGGACACATTCTCGTAGACACCCGGTTTGATATTGAAGTCTTGGAAACGAATCTGGTCACCTTCCTTGAACTGGTTCTCGATAGCCGTTTCTCCATCATCCACCAAAAGATAGCAACGCCAAAAATCCTCGTGTTCTTCTACTTTCCCGCATTTCATTCCGGCGGCAGTGAACATGTAGTTTCCGCCTGCATAAGAGAGTTTCTTTATCTCCAGTTCGGAGAACATCGCCTTGATACGCACAAAGAGTTCGTCTACTTCAATGTAGGATTTACCCGTCTTGCTGTCTACTTTAATGACAAAGCCTTCACCGAGTGCACCGGAAGAGAAGTTCATGGACTGGATGTAGTCTGAAAATAATCCGCCTAAGAACTTTATTAAAAATCCAGCTTCGTCCGGTCTGTCTTTTCTTATAAAGAACTTGGATAAAGCCTCTATATCAAGAGCCTTAAAGTAGACAATTCGGTCGGCGGAAGTCCTGATGAACAGTGCTGGGTCGGCATCTGCGACGCATATATATATTTCCCCGAGATTCAGACCTTGTAAATGCTCTTCATCACTCGGAGATAAAGCAGGGGGAGCTGCCTGATTGTTTTCATTAAGAGCATCACCAAACCATAATATTTTACTAAGCCTTTTTTTCATACCTCAACCTTATCAACATTAGTAAATGCAGCTTTTTCTGCGCTGAATTGCAACATCTCTCCATCTTTGGCGTGGTCTATCAGGAATGCGGGGAAAGAGGCGGAAGAACCAGCTTCAGGAGAGCCACCAATACCTGCAATATCGTTATTCTGTAATTCAAGAGCCATATTTATATGGAACAACTGGCTATCTTCAATAACTTGCGTCATTTCCGGAACAGAACTTTCCGAACGGACATATCTTGTCCCGTCAATTTCCACCATAGAAAGGCATAAAATACGGTTTATGTGTTTTGCAAACCAATAAGGGACACCGTTTGAATTTCCTATTGTAAGATTATATACATCATAAGGTACTGCGTATAATTCTTCTATCTCTTGCATTTGGTTGCGATATTGCTCATTATCTATTCGAGGGGAATATCCTCCAGGTTTAAATCCTGCTTCCACACGAAAATTAAATACTTGCTGAATATCATCTACCCAAAATATGTTATCAAAAGCGGAGTTATTGCTTTTATGGGAATAACGGATAAGCACAGTTTCCTCTAACAAGTCATCAGAGGAGCATACGATAAAAGGTTCTGATGTATCTTCGTTGATTGTAACCGTATATACGGCATCCTCCAAGTCTCGAAGAATGGCGTAATACATCACTACATTGTCATTATGATTATATGTGGAAAGTGATATTGGTGTAGAATTTCCTGCGGCAAGATTGTTCAGGCTCGCTGAAACTTCCTCAGAAGCATTAGTGAATACCTGTATATGGATTTTATCAGAAGCGTGGAACTTCTGAATATAGTCCATATCAAGCCCAAACTTATCTTTTACAGGTGAGAAAAAAAGAGGGCAAACATCACCAACTTTTACCATGTCTTTTCGTCCTTTTATAGTGATGTGTAACTTCACACATCATGCGCAAATATACATACTATTTAGACCAATTCCAAATAATACATTGTAAAATAACGAGTGCCTGATAGACTTATATGAAATCTCCTCATCTATTAATCCACACTCTTGACTATCAAAGAATATTTTACCGCTTCCGGTCGTCCATAATTATAGCTTGCACTTTTTACGTAGCCTTTATAGATACGCCCGTTCTTTTCCACCCGAATGTAACCCGTCAAGTCTGACGGTATTTCCAAATCTCCGGTCTTGACGGAAAGTTCTCCTACTGTGAACAGTTTGTTTTCCAATACAATGCTCGACCTTTCGCTAACTCCATTGATTGTCACATCACTGTTACCGTCAGATGATGTAAACTCCAACGCGTTGGCAAAAGCACCTATATACCTTGCGTTTGCTTCAATCATAAACCTTTGGGAATACATGGCATTGAACATAGTAGAAGGAGATATGACACCGGATATTGTATATCCATCCCTTACAAGCTTGTATTTTTCTCCGTCAAGTGATGCTCCAACAAAGAATATATCATTATCACTGTCGCTGTCAGTCGTATCTTCACCTCTTTTTTCCGCAAGAAATTCCATACCATAAGCATCGGCTCTATATGGGCTAACTAATTCCAATACGTTATCTGTCAATGTAATGCCGGTGGTGTATTCATTGGTAAAGCGGAATTCATCGCGACCATTTACACTGTCGTAATCCTGTTTGTCATACCCGACTTTTACCCCCGAATAAACCAGTCCGGCATTCACATTGTATTCCAAATCGGAAGTGCTGTCCTGCAAGTCCTTTATTTCTGTATCTTGGAATAAAGTATCACGATGAACAAATGTCACCTTCTCGTCACCGATTACAGGGACAAACCCAAATTCCGCGCTCATCCAATTGGCGAATTTGGTATAAGATGTATATATTTTGGCATTGGGAAGTCCTCGTATGCTTTCTGCCGGAACTATCATCGCCATGTCTAAACGCTCATCTACTCCGGTGGCGATTTCACCCGTTACATTGTTCTTATCAGTTATAGACCTCAGTAAACGGTTAAGCAATACTTTAGGACTGATACAATCTATTTTTACAGATTTTCCACGCTCGGAAAAACTTATATTTAACGGTGTGTCAAGACTGTTGAATTTAAAATTAACGGGAAAATTTTGATATATAGGGTCAGATTTTGCAAGTGCTATATTGAAATTAATCATCTCACCTGGAGATATTGTCAAATTCTCATCAATATCGACAGTGTATGTATTAAATGTTTGAATTGTAGCGGATTGATAATATATTTTAAGCTCTTTACTATTTTCATTATAAGAGGAAAGCCGTATATATATCGGGAAGGATACGCCTGGTCTCTGATACGTAATGAATACACTGAATTTTACTTTTATCCGTATGGTCAAATCCCTGTCAGATATATTTTTGAACAGATATTCTCCGAATAGACTTTCCGTACTTTCAAATCGGTTTTCAGCCGTATCAAAAACCTCTACAATGTCCTTTGTCGCAATTTCCGGTTGTCCTAACATATAAAAAGGAATAGTATAATAAGCATTAGGATAAGCAGTCATTACATGGGAAACATTAGGCTCCTCTGCGTCACTTGGTATAGACCATTTTATATCACTGTTCATTAACAATCTGTCATAATCCAAAGGTTGGGACTCCTTTATTTCTTTTACCGGGTATTCATACTGCGTGCCTTTCTTTGCCTTAATCAAGCTTGCGAGACTGTTGTCGACGGCATTTATTTCGCACGTCGTATCATTGTAGGAAAATGTGGAGTAGTCCAAAGCGCATCTGAACTTTTCATTTAACAGCCATGAGTTATTCCGGGTATAAAACACGAGTGTTGCGGATGAGTTCAGGTAATTCGACAAATATTCTTTCAGCAATAGCGAATAAGCACCGTTGGCAAACTCAAATTTTGTGGAAAAACTACGAACAACTCCGTCATAATCCCCTCTCTTGAAAGACATCTCTACATCGTCCCAATTAACAAGCTCATTTGTGGCGTCATATGTCATTCCGCCTATCAACAGTTCACATCTGTAATACATATCTATTTCTTTTTTGAAGTTGAACGTATCATAGCATCTATGTCATCACACATACGCCTGACCATATAGGCATATTCTTTGGCGGAGAACGTGTTTTCATCAATGTGCATTTTTACATGGGACATTAAAGAAACGCGTTCTTTGGTAAAATATTCCCTATCCATTTTTATTTTCCCTATATCCGGAGATGTTTCCTGCAATTTTGCAAGGCGGTAATTGTCAGAAGCGGAAACGCTGCTTATCCGGTTCTTTATCTTATCATGTTCGTCCTCTCTGAATTTATAACCCAAAGCAGACATGACTTCTACAGCATCACTCCAGTTTCCGGAAGAAATGAGTTCCTGACATATGGCAAGACAATTTAATCGGATTTGAATTTTCAGCACTTCATTTTTCCGGTTTATTTGAGCGGAAACAGACTTTCCCCCTATTATTGATAAGTATTCATTGCATAGCTTCTCGGCCGCCAAAGCCTTTTCCCTGATACTATATCTTCCGCCTTGAACAACCTTATCAATATCCCCCAGGAATATGTCTATAAAGCGGGAAAGGCATATTTTGTTTAAGTCATTATATATCATATCTTATACTCTGCTTGAAATCCAATTATAATCCGCGATATGGTTGGCTTTCTTCATAATCCGACCAATGTTCTGCAATTGTTTGGTATTGCTTTCCATCTTTCTTTCAAGTCGGCTGTAATCGTTGTTTACATTAACAACAATCCCCTCTTCTCTCATATTCTTTAGCTTTTGTTCCAATAAACCATAATCCGATGTAAGTCCTCTACGGTCATAGATATATGACAAATCAGGGATTACCTGCGCATGCGCCGGAAGGTCTACCAATGTCGGCTTATCAGGAGTGATAAAAAGCCCGTTATTAGTTACGATACCCTCTTTCTTGCCGCCATCACCTACTATTGCCAAACCGCCGGGATGGTCTTTTGTTCCTTTGGCGTATTTGGGAATGGGTTGGGCTGCTATTAGGGCTACTTGTGCGGCTCCCATAGCACCGACTAAAGCAGCAAGAACTAAATTTGGAAGTGCTTTTGTCACAGCTAAAGCGGTTGCTATTCCTGCCTGAACAATAGAATTTGCTTTATCCCATTTAGCCTGTTTCTCCTGTAATGCAGCTTTTTTCTTTTCCAGCTCTGCATTTTTGGCGGCTGTCTTATCTTCGGCTGCACGTTTGCGAACTTCTGCCTCTTCGGTAGAAATTGCACCATTTTCTTCAAGGGCTTCTATACGTTCTATTTCTTTATCGTATGCTTCATCGTTGGCTTCTTGTTCTTTTTCAACGTTTTCTATCCGGGCATCATATATATCGGTCATTAACGAAGTGATACCAAATACGATTTTTTCTACGCTTTTTAAGAGGTATCCAAAACTTTTTATCACATCTTCTGCCGTTCCTTTAAAAGTCAATTTTCCTTTCTCTGCTACACCCACCATTATATCAGATAATCCCTCAAATATTCCTGCCGTTTCACCAAGAGTATCTCTTGCCGCATCATTCATTTCTGATAGACCACTCTTAAATTTGTATATCCATTCTTTTTGTTTTTTATTGGCATCGTCATAATTCAGTTCATCTATTTGCGCTTGAATTTTATTAATCCTTTCTTGTAATTCCTTAGCCTTTTCACTGTTAATATCAACAAGGGCCATTTCTGCTTTTGCTTCCGCAAGAAGAGTCTGGAGACGCGCCTTAGCATACTTAACCCCAATATCATATAATTTCTTTTCGTAATCCTCTTTGCTTATTTCGCCATTTGCATATTGTTTTTTTATGATATTAGCTTCTTTCAAAGCGGATGTTTCCTGCTCGTTTACTACCTTATCAGTATTTGCCTCAATCAACCTAATTCTTTCTTGGAGGTTTCGCATTATGAGCGAATTTTCCCGTTGCATGTACTTCATGCGTATCGCCACAACATCCTCTCCATTCTTTTCAGCGTCCTTTATTTCCGCATCACGCATCATATTATTGAGTTGTATTTGGAGATTAAGCCTTTTGTCTAATTCTTCATTCGAGTTTTCCCCAATGGAAGCCAATCTGTTTTCAAGATTTGTTTTTTCTATTTCAAGCAGTTCTTTATCGTATTTATCGTTTATTTCCGCAATGGCTTTTCCTTTCAGCGTTTCAAGATTTTTCCGAAGCTCTATTTCTTCGTCTGTCCTACCCTTTATCTCTTTAATCCTATCATTGTATTCCTTACTGATTTCAGCTATTTCTCTTTCTCTACCGTCAGCTATCAATTCTATTTTAGATTTGGATAAATCCTCTGTTATCTTCTTGATATATTCAGCGTATTCTTCCGCTTTCTTTTTTTCATCGTCATAAGCTTTATTATTTTTACCCGGGTCATTAACCAATGCTTTTACATCTACTAATTTTTCCAAATCATTCATTTGGTTCTTATACTGAATACTTTGCTCTTTTAAAGCTTTCAAAGTTGCTTCTTCCGCTTCAAGCTTCTTTTTTGCATCTATACCTGCTTCTGTTCTCGATAATCCCGTATCTACAAACTTTTGATATTCTGCACGTGCTTTTTCGACAGTATAAACTTGATTAAGCCGTTTAAACTCGGTTTCCTCGTAATTTGTTGCGGCTTTTGTCACTTCATTCATTACCCGTTTAGCTTTGGCAGTAGCGATAATCTGTGCTGTTAATAATCTATATGCGTCTTTTGCATTCCCCGTCATTATTTGTTCTTTTGTATAATTATCAAATAATTTAGGGAAAGTACTTTTTAATTCATTTGCAGCTACGATACGCTCTTCCATAGCTTTTTTATTATCGGTGGCAGCCTTATATAATAGTTCTAATTTGATACGTTCTTCTATTGTATCACGAATAGCTCCTTTTTGAGCTGTCCTTAATTTGTCTTGAACGGAAATTATTTCATCCAATGCCTTCTTTCCTCTAAACAAACTCGCAACCCAATCTATAATCTCCGAACTATACGCAGACAATAATGTTATACCTATTACAAGTGCTGATTGCCAAGAAAATAAACTGCCAAGAAGTTGTTTCCATACCGGAACCGCAGTTTGTCCTTCGGATTTCATCCGCTTAAACTCTTCACTTGCTCTTTTTAATTCATCCACAAACATTGGCAAGTTATTGGATATGGCAAGGAAGAATTGATTGAAACTCATTGTCAAAGACGGTAACTCTCGCAATAACTGCTGCGTCTGAACATTAAGCCCATTCCAAGAGGACGCATAATTGCCTACATTCCTTTGATAATTCCCAAATTGAGAGTCAATTTCTTTCAACTTATTATTCAAAGCATTGGCTTGCGCTATCAAATTCTTTCCGACACTACTTTCCCGGTCAGCTTCACTCAACGCCTTATACCTTTTCTGCAATTCAAGCATGGCGGCATTCATTTCATAATAGCTGCCGGAAGCTGAAATAATTGCCGTGGAATGATTTTTTATCAAAGCCGAATATTGCTGATTTTGCGCCATCAGTTCCGTATGCCTTTGTTTTAATAGCGAAGACTGCTTTATATATTCAGACAAAGTTATTTCCCCATCTTTATAAGATTTTCCAAGAGATTTAATATCCGCATCAATCTTTTTCATAGCCTCTTTATTGGCTATGGTATCAGCCGTTAGCTTGGTAACTTCGCCATCATATGCCTGTACGGTGTCGATTATGGCGGCATAGTTCATATTTGCCGCCTGCAATTGAGTGGATGCCTGGCTTATTATATTACTTGCTGTTTGGGTACTTTTAGCCGCATTATCCTGCGCCGAAGACACCTGGTTGGATGCGGAAGATAATCCGGCAAGCATATCACTTGCATTCTTGATATTTTTGGCGGACTGTTCGAACAAAAGGTTTAACTTTTGCAAAGATGACATTGAATTTAGTTGCTGGGACACTTGACGTAGCACGGTAAGTTGTTTTGCCTGAATAGATGCCATATTTTCTTGCGTCTTATTCAATTTCTCCAACAGCGAGGTATAATTACGTGCTTTTTGGGAAAGTTCATCAAATGTTTTGGGATTAGTTTTTACTCCTTGCGCCAACTCCTTAGCAAGCTCCACATAAGACCCTTTTGTACTATCAAATTCAAGACGGAGTTCCTTTAATTGTTGTACGGCTTTTTTGTCGACTAAATCGGTAATTATAAATTCGTTTGCCATAAGTCCTAATATTGAGTGCCATGCAACATCACATGGTGATACAAAGATATTGAATTATTTAGAATTTTCTAAATAAGAAAGGCAAAAATGAAAATCAGAAAAGGGAAGAGAAAAAGAAAAAGCCAGACATTACATCTGGCTTTATTATTTGGTAATAACCTAAGTAAGGCGATAAAACGGAATTATATATAGATATTTTTATTTACCAATCGTCATTTTCATTTCCCACCAGTCCGTTTTTAACCACTTCCTCAATCTTATCCATAATAACGTTTGAGTAGGCATGAGCCATAACCAATGCCTTGGAGGATGTTTTTTTTGCTTTATGCTTATCTTTTTCTGCGAATGGATAACACGTATCAATAGGCCATTTTTCTATATTTGTTTGCGGTCTTTGAGTTCCATCTGAAAATGCAGATATTATTCCACCTCCTATAACTTTTATAATATTATAATATTGAAGGGTATAAGTAATACGTATCTTAGTATCTTTTATGTCAACTTTTATAATAGGAGTAATACTCACCTTGTATCGGCTCATTCCTCCTAAGTGTTCGGATATACCATCCACAAACCCTTCTCCAATTATAGTTCCTAATTCCTTATCATTTAATTTTATTACAGAATTTGCGTCATTAAATGTTGCAGTAAACCAATAATTCAGAATTACATATAATTGTTCTTTTGTGGCTTTTCCACAATCTACTATTTGTGTATAGGTTAAAGAATTGTTTTTATCAAGAGTTAATTGAGATGAGAGCGTTTCTGCTGCTTCAACCCAACTATCCCCATATTTCTCCTTTGCATATTTTTCCAATTCCTCAGCCCTCATAACTTGGGAACTCATAGATATACAATAACACAACACAGTTAATAGCAATAAAATCTTTTTCATACAAATATCTATTTTTAAAGTTTTGTTTGCAAAGTAATTCCTAATAAATCATTTTGACAATATTTTTAACGGAAATCTTTGTAATTTAGACTGGCTATAAATAGCTTATCACTTCTTTTTCCCAAATAGTTCAGAGTGGCTTCCAAGTTTAAGAAGCTCAATCCCCGTCTGTATCAAAAGATAATTATGCTTTATATGGTGTCCCATTTTCATAAAGAAATTCAGGGGCAATGTCCGCACCGTTTGCCCAAAATACTGTACCGTCAACCCCGTAACGCTCAAACTCGCTTTCATCTTTCAGTTCCTCGAAAGCCGGATATTTCAGGAGTGGCGTTAAATCTACTTTTCTTCTTTCTCCATTGTTGAACGTACACAAAAGAGTGTATTTACCCATGTATTCAGCGGATTCTACTAATAGTATCATATCATTGTCTTTTTATCGTTTAACCTTTTCTATCTTCTCACCGTTTTGCGCCTTTTCCCAAATTTCAAGTAATTGCGCTTCGTGGGTGTCTATGTATTCATTTATCAGTCGGATAGTCTTTGCTGTTCCCTTACCTTCTACCATCCTATCTTTGATAGTGATAGTAAACCAGTTGCCACCGTCTTTAATGTGCAGGTGTGGTGGGTTGTGGTCTTGCCCGTACATGTATATCAGAATACCCCGAATAATGTCTATTGCGCTCATGCCTTTTCTGTTGTTGTTTTGAATGAGCCAAAATCTGTCGTATCAATAACCCCGGCATATTTACCAGAACGCGCCTCGTTTATGGCTGCAACCGTCTCTTCGTTAGGTACTGAGTACATTGCGTCCATTAAAGTGCTTTCTACAAAATTATTCAAACTCCTGTTCGCTTTTTTGGCATGTTCCTGCAAGATTTGCAATAAATCCTCACGCAAGCGGAACGAAGTTTGTTTTCTTACTACTGCTTCCATATTATTATTTGCATTACATTGTATTATATTGTACAGCAAATATAATACAATATTTTGGGCGACCAATCAAAAATAAGAAAAAAGTAATCCAAATAATTAATTTTCTAATAAGAGGTTTGCTATTTCAAAGATAAGGGCTATCTTTGCGGTGCTAACAACTTATAGGAGCGGCAAACTCCTATGGCTTCATCATTGGAGTTATTTTTTTGCCAATACATATAACAAGTAGTATCATAATGTAAGATATTGCGCACGAACGGTGGGGTAACAGAAATGTCCCCAAACTAAATTCCTATGAGTTTGTTAGCAGCCGTGAACGTGCGCTTTTTTTGTTATGCTAACAAACTCGATTCAAGTCCTAAGCGAAACAGAGTTGCTGGGGCACAAATTCACGGTTTACGGAACTGCCGAAAATCCGTTGTTTCTTGCTAAAGAAGTGGCAGAGTGCATTGATTATGCGAAAACATCGCAAGGTTATTATGATGTATCAAGAATGGTAGGCACTGTAGATGAGGAAGAAAAGCATCTACGAACAATCTTCGTAGATGGTAGAAATTACGAAATGTGGTTCTTAACCGAAGATGGTTTGTATGAGGTCTTATTCCAATCCCGCAAGCCAATCGCCAAAGAATTTAAGAAAGGAGTTAAGGAAATCCTAAAGACCATCCGTAAGACCGGCGGCTACATCGCCACCAAGCAGGACGACACTCCCGAAGAAATCATGGCACGTGCTCTAACCATCGCACAAGCCACCCTTGCCAAGAGAGAGGAACGGTTAAAGCAGCTTGAAGCTGAAACCGAACAACAGCAAGTCACCATTGAGATTCAGACAGAGGAAATTAAGAAAGCCGCACCAAAAGTCAGTTACTACGACAACCACTTACAGAGTGTGAATACGCAGACGAGCACACAAGCCGCCAAGCAGATAGGAATGGATGCTGAAAAGCTGCACAAGAAGCTGAAAGAAATCGGAATCATTTACCGGCAAAGCGGGCAGTGGATATTACATGCACCTTATTCTACATGGGGGATGCACTCAACTCGTACACAGACGTACACACGTTCGGACGGTTCGACAGGAACAAGTGTATATACGGTATGGACTACCAAAGGTGTGCGTTTCATTATTGCTCTATATGAAAATGATTGGGACGTGAAGAAAGCCATTAAGCAGATAAAAGGAGAATTAGAACCCGCTGCGTAATCTAAAGTTTATAAACCAACTACTTGTGTTATCCGCATTTATGCGGACAGATATAACTATACCCAAAAATATATTGCCACATAACCAAGCATAGATGCACGTTGAGGTTTCGACCAACGTTCACGTTATGATACCCCGTCAGCAATACGGCTGGCGGGCAGATGGCAGAAATAACGACTAAAACAAATATTCATCTATTATGGAAATCAGCACAGCAATGATGCAACACATCCTCCGATTGACGGAAGGATATACGGATTTATTGAACGAACTTAAGGAAGTCAAGGCGGAACTTGCAGAACTCAAAGGAGAAAAGCCCAAGAAGCCGACAATTCATGAAACCAAATACCCACACATGAGTATAATAACCAGGAAATGATTGTATAAGGCGGGAGTTATCCCGCCTTTGTTCTGTTTTTAATATTTTTCAATTTAAAGGCAGAAAAATTACGGGGGTTATACAAAAAACAGTGTTCTTTTTTTAATATCAGAACCAAACATATTCAATCAGTTTCCCGTTGAACATTTCGCCTCTCGGGCAAAAATTGAAAACCCCGTCTTTCTCATAAAGGATATATACTTTCCCCTCCATCTTTGCGGCTTTTCTTGCAAGCGAACGCATCTTGGCTATATCTGCCATTCTCTTTTTGTTTTCACACGCACATCCCATTATAAACCGAATTTTCTAAAATAATCCGCAATACCTTGCTTTATATGCCTTTCCATGAATGCCTTTCTCGCATAAGAACCGACCTTGTAAATCGCCTGTCCGTATTTCTTTTCTATATCACCGCTAAAGCTTATCCCCACACTTTCAATCCTCAGTCCCTTATCTATCGGTACGGCTGTAATAGAATCGTGAAATTCACCCGTAATTATCAGGTTTGGCGTCCCTTTTGAACTTACAGGAGCGTTTATCAGCGAAGAATACATAAGCGGGGCTACCCTTTGCTTGAAAGCAGCATAGCCTTTGGCGTTCTTATACCAATACCCTGCTTCTTTGGTGTTGAAGTACGGGTCATTAAGGTAAGTAGGGCGTAACGGTTTGTCATTTCCGTTAATACCTGACCATAGTTGTTCTACAATATATTGGGAAACTTCTTCTCTGTTTTTTACCATAATATCCCGTATCATCGGTTCAAATCCGGTAGCAAACCGTCTGAAATTTTCTTCTGCTTCAATAATGTTAGCCATAGTCAAGACAATTTAGGGGCGAATGAACGCCCCTAATTAAACGATACCACCATCATAATATACAATCATCTTTTTTCTGTCTTGCCGCACCGGAAGATGCTATATCATCGTAGATGGACGAAAGGGTTTTCTCCCTTTCTTCGGGCGGTCGGTCAAGAAAAAACACATTCTTATGTGTGTTTATGAAGTCCCTCTTCTTCATATTTCTCACCCTCTCTTCATTGAATGTTACACCTTCTACTATCATGTCCAAGCCTCAATACCTGTAATTCCGGCTTCTTGCAATACAGAGGGAGATGCAAGGGTAACGGGGTCCTCGCCAACGGTAGTAATGACCCCGTTAGCATAAGAAGCACTTGTCGCCCCGTCCAACGCGTTTTCTGCATTCTTTGCCAGTAATTCACCGTAATACTCCGTAATATCCAAATTTCCGAAGTGCTCAATCAATTTATACTTGTTTGATTCCGTTGATACCAAATCAACATAAACCAACCCTTTCAATGCATCAACGACATCAAAATCATAGGCTCTCACATCCGCGTTCTTGATATATTTCTCGTAATCCTTGAACATGGTTGCGATAGTCAAGTTGGCTTCTGTACCGGAAGAATCCCAATCCTGACCGCCCGGATAAACGCCGGACAGTGGAATGCCTGCCAAATCTTTCGTACCGTCATTCATTCCGTAAATGACGTTGTTCTCATCTACAAAATAAGCATCAAATGCCACATTCTTTGCCACCATGATGTTTGCTTTCAAGCTGGCATCGTAGTCCTGCAAAGTCCATACATCATTTTTAGCTGAATAGCTTGTGATTTTAGTAGGGCCGTATCCCGTAGCAGAAGTTTGAGCCTCTCCACCGGAAGGTGCATATTCCACAATCGTTTTGATAGGGAATATTCTTCCCGGACGGTCTGCATGGCAAGCCTTTTCAAAGGCTTCCGCTGTTTTCTCTGTAGGTATCTTATGACCGTGAATAGTCAGTATGATAGCTTTTATTTTACCGGGGTCAAGCACACACACGGAACTACCTGTATTAAAAGTTGCAACGCCCGGACACTTTCTATAATCTGTTGCCATAACATTTTACTTCTTTAATGGTTAAATTTACATTTTTCATCTCGATAGCATCAATAAAATCACTGAATGGCTTCCCGTCTTCTCCTATAACTCCAACCCTGCCATATCTGTAGTTTTCAATGTAGGAATGTGGAACCACATCATTGTAACTACGGACAATGTTTATGTCTTTCTTGATTTCATCCAAGAAAAGATTGTATATAGGTCGCAATACCTGCTCAAAGGAAGTTTTTTGCCGGTCTTCATTCGAATACCCTTTCAAAGTGTTTACCATAATAATAAACTCCAGGCTAACCTCTGTCTCGGCAGAACTTCTATCTTCCGTGAACGGAGAATAAAGACATATTATAGGAAACTTCAATTTACTTGTCTTGGGGCTTTTACCCCATAAAGTTAATTGATTGCTTATGTAGGCCCAGTCTCCGAATAAAAACGACACATTGCTTCCGTATCTTTTCGATACCTTTTTTACAATGTCCGCAAATATATCATTTACCGGCTTCATATTCCCATACAGTTTATTTTACGCAACATACATGGATTGAAACATACACCAGCATATTCCTTTCCTTGCAAAAGTTTATAAACACGCTTGTTCATATTTACCATATCATTCCATGCCCTAATTTGCAAAACTTGTGGAGAAACAGCATCTCCATCGGCAGAGGTTACTGTTCCAACATTTGTTACGCTGTAATTACCGTCCGCTATATACTTGAAAAATATATAGCAAGCAATAGGGCTGTATTTTTCTGATAAAATAGCAAGCAGCCTATCCCATTTATCATCAACGCCATCTTCTTTTGAATTAAGATAATCGGTAAAAGCCTTACACATATCCTCACCAAGTATACGAATCAAATATTCCTGTTCATATACGGAAATATATGATTCTATTTTGCCCAACTCCGCATCTCTTGTTATAGAGGGAGCGCCAGTGTCAGGATTTATCCCGACACTCAGCAACCCGGTGAAAGATTCGTAGTCAATTATCATACCGTATCTTTTTTCGCAGATTTACGTTTAGTGAACAACTCCTCGCAACCCAACGCTCTGGCATCATTAATCAGTTCGTTTGTCGCTTCAATTTTACCCTCGGCATAAAACTTGCTCGCAAGAGCCATTCCGACTGAAACTTCATCGCCTGTTTTATACTTCACACCATCCTTGACAAATGTTACATTATAACGCTTAGTCAGGTTTATTCTATATTCTTTTCCCATAATTATTCTCCTTATGCTTCTTGAGTGATACCTTCTATTACAGTAGAGAATGTGTCCTTTACAAATGCGGTCTTATATTGCGACTTGATATAACACATCAGCCTCTTCTCTGCGATTACAGTCACGATATTCTTGCGGAAATCGTCATTCTCCCATCCTAAGGTAATAGACAATTCCCACAAGTCACGAATGTTCAAGTATGAGAAATCACCCATGATGAAATCTCCTTGTTTTACTGCTGTGGTCGTTTCTACACGCAATCCCTGAATCAATTCATCTCCATATCGGAATGGGCGGAGATATTGACCGTTAGCATCCTTAGCCAACTGCATGGACGCGTAATCCAATGGGTTCATCAGTACAAGGTTCGGACGATAAGCCATTTCGCTGGTGGATACAATTTGCGAATATCCAGCCACAAGAGCATCAAACATATTTGGCTTCTCAACATAGAAAGTAGAGAGAGAGAATGCCGGCATATCCGATGCAACGCCTTTTATTTCTCCACTAGAGCCATTGCCTGACAAAATTCCCTGCTCTTCTTTGATTCCAAGTTTATTTACCATTTCCGTTTCAACTTCATTGACGAAGCTGGGAAAATCCGACAGCGTTTCCTCTGTAAATTTAGCAGCAATAGCCACTTTGGCAGCGGTTATTGTTTTTTCTGTCAATGTCGCATCCATCAAAGGCTTTAGCCCACCTTCAGGAACCCATGCAGCATCTCCGTCCTTGCTTGTATATTCCGCATAAACCAAAGCCCTATTATTTGTGCTTGATACATTTGCATATTTTCTAATGACGGTTTGCGCTCTCGGATTGACTGATAAATTTGGGTCAACCTCAAGTCCGTAATGCGGAGCAAGGGACCCGGAAGTAATAGTTGCAGCGTCTTTCTTTTCCAGCACAAGATTTAATCCCAACTTATTGCCGGGAGCCGACTGACAAGCCGATTTCAAATCAAGAGACATAACGCCCTTCTTGTCCGCAGCAATATACTCCTTGAGCTGTTCGTGTAGCTGCTCATAAACAGATTTAATCTTTACCTCCCCGTTTTTACCTACTTCGGTAGAAGCCTTTACACGTAAAATGGCATTCTCCAATTCATTAACCTTCTCCTCAAAAGTCTTTTTGTCAATGCCGGCAAAATCCTTTTCCTTGATGTCATTTATGGAATCAGCGGCATCCTTTATGGATTTACGCAAATCTTCCAATTTCACTTCATCCGCAAGATAGCCTTTCACTTGTTTTTCAAAGGCTTCTCCCATTTTTTCGTCCAAAGATTCAAAAAACTTCTTGTTTTCTTCGGACAAGCCGGATGTGTCCATAAGTTCTAAAAATCCTAATTTCATACCGATTTTAGTTTTAATAAATTACATAATGATTTTTCTTCCGTTTTGCCATTACTGCCGGCTTCCATCCCTTTGGGTGGAGCAGGTATAACACCGTCCGGCCTAAAAGATGCAAGTGACATTGCTTTGGCTATAATTTTTTGCAAACACTGTTGCTTGGTTGTACTCATATTTTTACATAACAAGGAAATTTCACCGCTTAAATCCTTATAAGCGTTTTCGTAGTCTTCAATTGACTTCAACCCCAAATACTCAGTTTCTCCATTACAGCCAATTGATACTACCGATATTTCATACAGCTTAACCTCTCTAACAATCAGAGCTTGTTTTTCGTAATCCCATTCGCAATTCTCCCATACATACTCATAACCAATAGAGAATTGATTAAGCGTGCCTGACTCAAGTTGTTTTATGGCCCTATCTCCAAGTTCAATCTCATCTATGCGCGCCTCAAAATAAAGCCCTCTATCATCTTCTTTCAATTCTGTAATAAATCCCAAAGGCTCTGACATGTCGTGCATCCAAAGGAGTATAATTTTGTCATTTGCCTGGCTTTGCGGCCCTCTTTCATTGATACTTTTTGAAAAGCAACCTTTCAATAGAATATCATGAGCCTTATCCATGTTTCCGAATACAGCAGCGTATCCGCTGATAGTCCGGCTTTCGGGGCTATATTGGACATCCTTCGAGTTTATGGAGAACAATTTATACTGCATCCCCATCTTATCTTTGTATTTATTTGTCATTGTTTCCATTTTCCTTACTGTTATTGACGTTATTTTCAACAGATGCACTGCTTGCTGCACTGCTATCAAAATCTCCTTTTGGATTATCCGGGTCAATATCTATGTATTTTGCAACTTCTATACGCGCCTCATCATGTGTTATCAAAGACTTATCTATCAATCTCTGTAAGGCATCAGCAACTTTAACCAAAGTATTGGCTTCTGTCTCCTTATTGGTTTGAAGGCATTCAACATCTGTAAAATCAATCTTAATAAAAACACCTTCCGGACATATGGCTTTTGAAAGACATTCTGCTATCTTTCGGCTATCTGGAATGATTACGTCCTGATAAGCCTTTTTCCCGGCACTTTCAAGGTTGTCGTATTTGGCGTCCGTAAAAAGATTGGCATTTATACCCATTGCATTGGCAATCTTATCTGTACACCTCTTATCCTCTTCATGAAGTTTTAATTCATCAGCATTAAAATCAAGAGGAAGCCATCCTAATTTGTAACGTGTCACCAAAATGGGATATTCCTTGTTTACTAAGCCATAATCACGTTTAAATCTGTCCTTTATATCCTTTTCATCTTCCGAGGAAAGGGCAACATTTCCCATCTGGTCAGTATAATCATTATAGAGCACGCCTTTAGGACCACCATTTACAAGCAATGTATGGCTTGCAGACATAGAAGCTACCCAGTTTGATATAGGCTGAGAAAGGCTATCTGAAACGGACTCAAATTTGACATCAGCAGTCGTACCGCTATTTATTACTATATTGCTGTCATATATTACAAGGTATTCATAATCCTCCAACTCTAATCGAGTTCCGTTACAGTCTATATATACACTTGATATAATATTTTTCAGTTCGTATTGGCGAAACACCTTACCGGTTCCTTCCATATGGAAAATCTCAGGTGGAATTATCCACATTGCCTTAGGAGTGCTTGTTTTTGTCGCTCTAACAAGAACAATTGGACAATAGCCGAATACCTTAAGACATATTTCAATTTGCTTTACAAATGAAGAGAATGTTTGCAGCGGATTGGGAGCGTTGAGTATATTACGTATATCGGCAAATGTCCTTTTTTCATTTCCATCCTTATCTACCACATAAGGAATACCACGGGACATCATAGAACCGATTTTATCAACTACAGTGAAGAAAGGCGTACAGGAAACAAGCGCTCCGGCTTTATCCAAATTGTCAGTCATGTCATAATATACTTTCCATTTGGAACGCCTTCCAAACAAATCGGACAAAAACCAGTAGTTTCCTGCTGCATCTCTTTCTACCCGATTTACATTATCATACATCGGAATAGACTTTTTATTCTCTGGCTTCCAAAATTTAGTAAATATGCCCATATACAAAGCAGGAGTGACAGCAAATTAATGCGGCCACTCCCATATATTTAGTGTTTTAGTCCATTAATACGGTTGCGTGCAACTTCACACGCTTGTAGTGACCCTACGTGTGCAAATATACATATTATTTAGACTAATTCCAAATAACAAACATCATTTTTATGATTATTTTTTTGATTTTCTTTTTACTCTATCCGCTATACAACACAATACATACATTGCTTCATAGACATCTTTGCCGTCATAGTCCATTAGATTACGCATAAATAAGGACATTTTATTATCCCTCTTGAATTTAAAATCTCGAATTAGCCCCTTAAATGCTTCAATATAAGAAAGTTTTCCTGTATTTTCTTGCCTTGCCCACACATCACCTATTTCAGCCCTATAATCGCGTATATAATGAAGCATTGCCTGCGAAGTCTCGATGTTTACATCGGCACCAGCGACCAGCGCGGCGATTTCTTTGATGGGAATCAATTCTCCTATATACGCATCGTCCACATATATTGTATCATGTACAACATACGCTTTCGCATACAGAAAACGCCCATTAAGCAGTGGATGTATTTCTACAATTGGAATGCCGGAAAATGCGACTGTCGCAGCCTCATAGCTGTCATATTCAAAATCTCCGCGTTTTTCTACGGTTCCGGTAAGAGCATCTGCCCCATCATCATGTGCGTTTTTCCCGAACTTCCTAAAAGATTTTATCTCTGCATAAAACTCAGGAAAGAGCACTTCCCAACCTTCTGGCATATATGTAAGATTCATAACCTCAGCGGAGTGGGTAAATATTCGAACTTCCTTATTTCCCGACTGATGAAACCATTTTATTTCTGTTTCATTATTGCCCATTATGCGTGATTGCCGCTCTACGTTTCGGGCAAAACCACGTCCACCGTTATTGCTTTCGATATTAGCCACGGTTATTCCGTCCTTAGCAAGCATGGTTGCAACTTTCGGCTCCGTAACCTCCATAGGAGCGTCCGTATATAGTATGCTTAAAACAAAGTTGCCTATTTCTGTATCCACATAATCTATGGAACATAATCTGTCACTGCCCGTATCTGCGGTATCGGTATAATTTTTCCGAATGGCACGGTTGGTATATGGTATTTCCCTATAAGTCTTGAATGTACCGTACATAAGACCTTCTATAGGTGTAGGGTTCTGCATATATTGTGTTTCAAAGACGAATGGATTTATTCTATTAAGATTATGCAATTCATCCAATGTGTGTTTAAATTCCCACAAAGGAAATTCTTTCCCGTCCGCTTCTTTTTCTATGACCGGCAATGAAAGAACAGTCCATTGCCCTGGCTCTGTTTTCATAAGATAGCCGCACAAATCATTCTCATGCAGGCGCTGCATGATTATTACAATCGGGGTATTTCGGCTGTTCACTCGGTTACGGATAGTAGTTTCAAAGCGTTGGTTAACCTTTTCCCTTTTCACGTCAGACAAAGCATCCTCCGGCTTAATAGGGTCGTCTATGACAATGGCGCCGGAAAACCTTGCCCCCTTTAATATGCTATCTATTTCTTTTTCTGTTTCTTTATCATCTATATCGTCCACCTCTCCAGCGCCAAATCCCGTTATCTGTCCACCTGTTGACACCGCATATACACCACCGCCAGCAGTGGTACTCCACTTCTTTTTGCTGTCTGTTCCTCTCTTTATCTGGACATACGGGAACAGCTGTTGATACTCTTCTGATTTAACTATGTCTCTAATCTCTTCTGAATTATCGTGAGCCAAATCGTCAGAATATGAGAGATGGACAAACTTTGAGGAAGGGTTGAGTGCCAATCCGTATGATATAAAGTTCTTTACGGCTAATTCGGTCTTTCCATATCGTGGTGCAATATTGATTATCAGTTTTTGAATTTTTCCGGAAATAACATCATCCAACGCATTACATATGCGTTCATGGTGTCTGCTCACCACAAATTTGCGCCCTGTTTTACTTTTAAAGAAAAATTTTGTGTAATTGAGAACGCCCGACATACAAAATGCTTGTAGATACCGTACACCGTCCATCATAGCCTTTCTATCAGTTTCTTTGCATCCTCGACACTTATGGGTTTGCTGGTATTCATCTCTATTTCGGTAGGCTCATCAAACCCAAGCATTTTACATATACGCTCAATAGCCTTTATCTTATCATAAAGTTCTATCTTCACATATTCAACATCTACAATTTCCGGAGCATCACTTGTTCCGATATTTTTTTTCAATATTTTGGTGGATATGCTTTTTATTGCCGATTTCTCTTTGTCAGAGAGTTCATCAAATTCTTTACGCTCTATCCATGTATTGTGCATGCTGGCAATGGATGAGAAAGCTATACTGGACAATTCTTGTAGAATGCGTTCTTTAGTTATGTCTGATTTGTTTTTTTGTTCTTCCTGCAACTCTTTAACCCTTTGGGCTACATTTGGGTTAGACAACAATTTGCAAGATTCTTCCCACACTTGTTTGTCTCTCATCTTCTCGCACGAATAGGCACGACGATAAGCATCGGAAGCATTGCCGCTTTCGATGTAGTAGTTGCAAAAATTCTCTTGTTTGATTGTAAGTTTTTTCATGTCTTTTCGTCAGTATGGGAAGCATGCCACTTGACATGCTTTCGCAAAGATATGTAATTATTTGGAATATCATACCTATCTATCCGAAATAACTGGTATAATTATCGAAAATATTTATCTCCCCACTTCCTTATTACTTCTTAAAAACATTTACATAATCGATAACTTTCCGATTAGCTTTATCTACTTTTCGCATGTCAAAATGGATATAGATGTCAGTCGTTGTGCTGTTCGCCCAACTATGCCCAAGCGCGTGGGCGATTACCTCTTTGGGAACATCGAGTTCTGCCGCTACCGTGGCCCATGTGTGTCTTGCCCAATATGAGGACAAATCAGGGAATAAAGGATTTCTACTCTTTTTCCCTCCCAATCCCTTCCTTTCTGTCTCTCCAATCTGTTTTAACCCTATTCCCATACGATGTAGAAAATCCTTGTAATTTCCGTATTCATCCATTATATTAAGAAGATAATCCTTCCCTTTGTATTTCTCAATTATAGCCTGCGCTTCCGGTTCTACTTTAATACTGTATAATTTCCCCGTCTTAGCTCTTTTATATTCAAAACGACCATTTACCAATGCAGAATGTTTTGCGTTAAACAAATCGGCTGCATTTACTCCTATGAGATAGAACATGAGCATGAACATATCCCTATATCTAATCTGGTATTCCTCACATGGATAATCTCTCAATAACCTAAGTTGTTCTGCTGTAAGGCTGCGTTTTCGGGTTTCCTCTTTCTTTATTGAAAACCTTCTGAATGGATACAATGTTGTGTACTCCTCATCAATGGCGTAGTTGAATACACTACGTATGTTCCGTAAATGAATAGCATAGGCATTAACCTTCATCGTCTTTGCCATCCACGCTTCAAAGTTTTCCAGCCATGACTTATCCATGCTCTCAAAAGTACAATGACTATCGTATTCCTCAATCTTGTTTCTTGTGGTTGTATATATAGACTTAGTTCCCTGATTGGTTTTCTTGGAAACGAATTCATCAAGATAATAGAGAAACGTCTTTTGGTTTTCAACCTTGCTACTTATAGCGTCCTCTATCAACTTCTTCAAAGCTTTGTCTGTAGTTGATTTCAACTTTTCTTGTTGCTCTAAAGTAAATATTACTGTTTCCGCCTTGTTTATTATTCCACGGGCAACTATATTCCTCGGCTTGTAATTTTGTGCACGCACAGAATATTCATTCCCATTCCATTCTTTTTCCGATGCACTTAGCTGCGTAGCTATCATTATTTGTTTGTTGTGGAATACATTCAACTTTATCGGATAAGTGCCATCTTTTTTTTGCCTTCTTTTATCAAGGTAGAATTTAACCGTTGCCATATATCTATGTTTTTAGTTTATGCAAATCTGAAAATTTGCATAGAATTTGCATACAAAGATAAGATTAAAAGGGTTTAAAAGGGTCTAAAAGCGGAATGTTATTCAGCATACATAAAAAAATAAGCAGCTACTTTATTTGTAACTGCTTGATTTTCAAGAGAGCGGCAAGCGAGGCTCGAACTCGTGACCCTCAGCTTGGGAA